TTAGACCATATTGACGTGCAGTCCGTGCTGGATCAGAACATCTCCCAGAGTGTTGCTTTGCGAACTGTTATGCCAGACGTCGAACTGCAGGCCGTCCACTTCCCGCTGTCCGCTCACTTCCCAGATATCGCTGCCGCCTTTCACCAGATTGACCTGATCCCCGTTCACGCCTTTGACGAGCAGATCGTCTTCCGGCTTGTCGGTTAAGGTCAGCGCCTGGTGCAGATCCAGCGTCAGGCTGTTGGTGCCGGACTTACCGAGGTCGAAGATCTCGATGTGCTGGATCTGTCCGCTCAGCGCGGTCAGGTCGAGTTTGATATTGACGCCATCGATAACCAGCGTGTCGGTCCCCGCGCCGCCGTCGAGCGACGCAAAGCCGAGCGTGGCGAGGTGAATCGTGTCGCTGCCGCTGCTGCCCTGCACCGATTCGCCGCTATAGCTGGTGCCGTCGGCGAGATCGATGCTGATCCCGCCAATAGTATAGCCACCCGTCACGCTGGCGCTGTCGTCCGCCGGGGTAGTGCTGTCCTCATTATTCGTTTCTGTGATCGCGGCGACAGCGGCGATTTTCGCCGTCGCGGCGGTTTGCTGACTGTCGGTCTGCGTCGCGGTCTGGCTATTCTCATCGGCAAGGGCGAACAGCGCGGCTTCATGCTCGACACTCGCGGCGGCGAACGTGGCTGGCGGCGTGGTGGAGATAATCTGTCCGCCGAGACCCACGTTAAGGTAGCCGGTGTTGCCCGCCACATCGGTAGCGTAAATATTCAGGACGCTGGAGAGCGACAGCAGTTGCAGAATATTCAGCCCCAGACCGAGGTTCGCGGACCAGTTGCCGTTGCTGTCGGTAATGGCCGTGGTGTTGACCGTCCCGTTCAACAGCGAGAGATGCACCACCGAGCCCGGCGCCAGGTTGGCGGAGCCGCCGCGCAGCGTCAGCCCGGTCGAGAGCAGCGTGAGCGGGTTAAGGCTTGCCAGCGGCGTAAACGTCAGCGTCGGGGTCGTGAGTTTCACCGTTACGTCGCTGCTGGTGCTGTTGACGTTGCCCACTTTGTCCGTCACCGACACGCCCACTTTCAGCGCGCCGCTGTTCAGCCCCTGCAAAATGGTGCTGGTGACCGGCAGCGTCCAGGTGCCGTCGCTCGCGACAGTGGCGTTATAGGTGTTAGTGCCGAGCGTCACTTTCACCGTCGCGCCATCCGCCGCGCCGCTGATTTTCCCGCTGATGGTCTGGCCGCTGCCCGCTTCGCTGACGTTGAGGTAACCGTCGTTGCCGAACAGTGAGGTGAGCGACACGGTCGGCAGCGAGTGAGTGACCACATTCAGCAGACCGCTGGTGCTGGTGCTGTTGCCCGCCGGGTTGGTGACGCTGGCGTTGACCGTCAGCGAGCCGTCGAGCAGCCCGCTGAGATCGGTTTTCGGCACCGACAACTGCCAGGTGCCGTCGCTACCGACGGTCGTGACGTAGTTTTTACCGCCGAGCGACACCGTGACCTGCGAGCCCACGGCGTTGGTGCTGGTGCCGGTAATGGTCTGGGCGCTCAGGATATCGGTGGCGTTAAGGCCGTTATCGCCAAACAGAGAGGTGATGGCGAGCGTCGGCAGCGCGCCGATGTTCACCGTCAGCCCGCCGCTGGCGCTGGCGGTATTGCCTGCCGCATCGCGGGCCGTCACGGTAACGCTGAGCGGGCCGTCGGTCAGTCCCTGAAGAGAGGCGGTCGGCACCGAGACTTGCCAGGTGCCGTCGGCGCGCACCGTGGTGTTAAATGTCAGCGCGCCCAGTTTGACCGTCAGCGCGCTGCCCGCCGCCAGATTGGTGGCGGTCCCGCTGATAAGCTGCGGGCTGAGCAAATCGCTCAGGCTCAGGTTGCTGTCGCCAAAGACAGGGTTTACCGCCACCTGCGGCAGCGCCTGAACAATCGCGCTCACCACCTGTGATCCGGTCGCCACGTTGCCCACTGGGTCGGTAACGCTGGCGCTGACCGTCAGCGTGCCGTCCTGAAGGCCTTTCAGCGTGGCGGCCGGGACGTTCACCGACCAGGCGCCGTTATTAATGGCCCCCGTAAAGATGCTGCCGCCCACGTTAAGCGTGACCGTACCGCTCGCGAGATTGCTGGTGCCGGTAATGAGCTGCCCGGCGTTCGCTTCCGTCGCGTTCAGCCAGCCGTCGCCGCCGAAAAGCGTATTAATGGCGACCGTCGGCAGCGATGTAATGCCCACCACTACCGGCGCGCCGTTAACCGTCGTGGTATTGCCGTCCGGCGTCGTGATAGTGACGCGCGGCGTCAGTGAGCCTTCCGCCAGCGAGGCGAGATCGGTCGGGTTAAGCTGAATAGTAAAGCGCCCGCCGGTGCCTACCGTGCCGGTAAAGGTGCGTGAACCGAGCGCCACGCTGACGCTGGAGCCCGCCGTCGCGTTAGTCACCACGCCCGAAATCGTCTGGCTGACCAGCGCCTCAGTGGCATTCAGCAGCCCGTCGCCGAAGACCGAGAGCGAGGTGAGCGCAGGCGCCACCAGATCCAGCGTCAGCGAGCCCGTCGCGGACGCGGTATTGCCACTGGCGTCAGACGCGGTCACGGTCACCGTCTGGTTTCCGGTCGCTAACCCTGTCAGCGCGCTTTGTACGGCTTCCGGCAGGTTGACGCTCCAGACGCCGTTCGGGCCGACCGTCGCCGTAAACGCTGGCGTGTTGCCGATCTGAATGGTGATTGTCTGCCCGGCGAGGCCCGTCGTGGTGCCGCTCAGCACGCCCTGCAACAGTTCAGGAATGCTCAGCGTGCCGTCGCCGAACAGCGAGCCGATATTAATGGTCGGCAGGTTATTAATCGCGACGTTAAAGGTCGCGCCGGTAGTATTGACGTTACCCGCATTATCGGTCACCACCACCTGCAGCGCGGCCTGACCATCCGGCAGCGCGCCGAGCAGCGTGGACGGCAGCGTCGCCGTCCAGCGCCCGGCCTCATCCACCACCGCCGTCAGGCGCTGGCCCGCGAAGTTAACAATAATCGACGAGACATTTTCCGCATTGCTGACGACGCCGCTGATGGTCTGGTTAACGGTGCTCTCGGCAAAGTTAATCAGGTTATCGGTGCCGACCAGCACCTGGCTTACCACCGGGACATCGGTCAGCGCGAGGTTGATGTCGATAATTTCGTTACGCACGTTGCCAAAGGCATCGGTGACGTTGAGCTGCACCTGAAGGGTGTTATCGACAATGCCCTGCCAGAGGCTTGGCGGGAAATCGACCGAAATGCGTCCGTCGCCAGCCACCAGCGCGTTCAGCGGAATGTTTACATCGGTGCCGACGAGCGTTGCCGTCACCGTCGCGCCGCGGTAGTCGCCGCTCAGCTGACCGGTCAGCGTCTGCGTCACCAGCGATTCCGCCACGTTCAGGATGCCGTCGCCGCCGAACAGATCGTTCATCAGGATGCCGAGACCCTGATTCAGCGCCACGTTCAGCGCTACGTTATTGGTGGACGTGTTGCCCTGCGCGTCGGTGGAGGAGATGTTGATGACCTGCGCGCCGTCGGTCAGCGTATTGAGATCCAGCTGCGGGAAGGTGTATTTCCAGTTGCCGTTCTCATCCACAGTGGCGGTTTCGGTCAACGGGCCGAGACGCAGCGTGACGGTCTGGCCCGGCTCGCCGGTGCCCTGCAACAGCAGGCCCCCCGCCGCATTCACCGTGTTAAGCACCGCAGGCACGCCTGCGGCGTCTACGGTCAGCAGCGGTCCGGTGGTATCCAGCGTGACGTTACGGGTGGCGGTGTCGGTGTTGCCCGCCGCATCGGTCAGCGTCGCGGTGACCGGGTAAGTCCCGTCAGACAGCCCGTTGAGCGCGCTTTGCGGCACGGTGACGTTCCACGCGCCATCGTTACCCACCACGGCATAGTAGGTTTGCCCGTTGAACGTGACGGTAACCTGACGCCCCGCTTCAGAGGTGCTGGCGGTGCCGCTCAGCACCAGCGGCTGACTGGCTTCGGTGGCATCGATAATATTATCGCCCGCAACAGCGCTGATAGTGACATCCGGCGGTACGGTATCCAGCGTCACCGTTACGTTGGTGGCGGCAGGTGTGGCGCCGTCGGTCGTCGCCACCACGGTATAGTTCCCCTGATCCGGGAACTGCGTGGCGGGCACGTCCAGCGACCAGCTGCCGTCCGGCTGAACGGTCGCCGTGCCGACGGTCGTGCCATTAATTTGCACGGTCACTTCCGTCACGCCGCCAAGCGTGGTGCCGGAAATGGTCACCGCATCGCCAAGCTCGCCCGCGTTAATGATGTTATCGCCCGCCACCGGGTTGATGGCGACAGCGACGGCGGGCGGCGTGGTGTCGATCTCTACATTCACCGCAGGCGCGGTCGCGACGTTGCCTGCTTTATCAGTCACCGTAGCGGTGATCTGCTCGGTGCCGTTCGTAAGCGTCGCCAGCTGCGCCGGTGAGAGCTGAAGCGACCAGGTATTGCCGTTCTGTACCGTGGTAGTGAAGGTCTGGCCTGCGAGCGTGACCGTGATGGTCTGCCCCGGCTCGACGTTGGTCACCGTACCCGTGATGGTCTGGGTCTGCTGGCTCTCCGCCCCGCTCAGGCCGTCGCCGCCAAACGGCGCGTCGATGGCGAGCGTCGGCGCGGCAAGCGACACATAGAGCGGCGCGCTGGTGGCGGCGGTATTGCCCGCGCCATCCACCAGGCTCACATTCACTGACTGGAGGCCGTTGGGTACGCTTGCCCAGTCAGCAGCCGTGAGATTCAGCGTCCAGGTGTTGCCGGTCACGGTCACACGGTCAGGCCCGAAGGTCTGATTGCCAAGGGTAACGGTTATCTGGCTGCCCGCCGGGAGATCGCTGGTCAGCGTGCCGCTAATGGCGCTGGCGGCCCCCGCCTCGGTGATATTGACGTAGCCATCGCCAAACAGCGGCTGGGTGAGCGCCACCTGCGGCGGCGTCAGCGCGGCCTGGAATGTCACGTCAATATCCTGGCTATTACCGAAGTTATCCTGCGCCACAATGGTTAGCGTGTGTTCGCCCGGCGTCAGCCCGGAGAGCGCGCCCGCCGGGAGCGGCAGCGTCCAGTTGCCTGCGTTATCAACATTCGCCACATAGGTGGTGCCGTTAACATCGATAGTTACCGTCACATACTGGTTATTGCCCGTAATGCCCGTCGTGCCGGCAAGCGTCAGCGCTCCGTTGGCTTCGCTGATGTTCAGAATGTCGTTGTCGCCAAACAGCGTGGTCGCCACAGGCGTCGGCAGTTGCGTCTGAACCTGGAACGAGCCCGGCTGGCTGTCAACGTTGTCGTAGGCGTCGCTGACGTTCACCGTGAAGTTTTGCGTACTGCCCGACGTCAGGCCCGAAAACGCCGTGGACGGGAGCGTCACCGACCAGTCGCCATTCTCAAGCACCGTGCCGGTGTACGTATTACCGTTCAGCACAATCTCCACCGTCTGGCCCGCGCCGCTGACGCCGGTGCTGCCGGTAATGGTCTGGGCCACGCCCGCCTCGGCGTTATTGAGCGCGCCGTCGATGAACGGCGTATTGATGGTGGCGTCCGGCACGGCGTTAATGCGCGCTTCAAAGCTGGAGGTGCCGGTATTGGTGTTGCCCGCCGTATCGGTGACGACCACGGTGACAGGGATGGTGCCATCCGGCAGCGCTTGCAACTGCGCAGGCGTGAGCGGCAGCGACCAGTTGCCGTCGGCATCCACCGTGGCTTGCACCATCGTGCCATTATTGAGGCTCACCATCACGGTATCGACGCGCCCCGCCGGCAGGCCCGTGGTGCCGCTGAGCGTGCCGCCCGCGTCCGCTTCGGCGACATTCAGAACGCCATCCGTAAACGGTACTGTCACAACCGGCGTCGGGAGCGGATCGGCATAAACGGTAAAGGCGGTATCCGGGCTGGTCACGCTGTTGCCCGCGCGATCAGACACGGTGACAGAAAGGGTGTGATCGCCATCCGCCAGCGCGTCTATCTGCGCAGGCGTCAGCGCCACGGTCCAGTTGCCGTTGTTGTCTACGGTGCCGGTAATCGGCTGGCCGCCGTCGATAGTGATCTGCACCGTCTGGCCCGCGCCAGTCAGCCCGGTGTTACCGGTGAGCTGCTGGCCGAGCGCGGCTTCACTCTGATTGATGCTGCTGTCGCCAAAGAGCGGGTCCGGTACGGCCGCGGTCGGCAGGGTACGCAGCACATCCACCGCCACACCCGCCGTCGCCGGGTTGCCATACTGATCCTGCGCGGTGACGTTCAGCGCGTACTGGCCGTTTTGCAGCGCATCCAGCGCATCCGCGCCGACGTTAATCTGCCATGCGCCGCCCGCGCCAATGGTGCCGTCCAGCCTGACATCGCCAATAGTGACCACAATCGGCGTGCCTTGCGCAAGGCCGGTCGAAGTGCCGCTAATCACCCCGCCGCTCTGAATTTCGGCCAGGTTAATCAGCCCGTCGGTGAAGACGGTGCCGATGGCGACAGTCGGTACGGTGTCGTTACCGACCGTGACCGGCAGCGGCAGCGTGCTGGTATTGCCGTTCGGCGCGGTGACGTTGAGCGTCAGCTGCTGCGGCCCGTTATCCAGCGCCTGCAACTGCGCCGCCGGAATAGTGATACTCCAGGTGCCGTCATTGCCCGCCACCGTAGAGAGGGTCTGCCCGCCGATAACCAGTTCAACCGTCGAGCCCGCCGTTGTGGTGCCGCCGAGCGTCTGCTCGGTCAGCGATTCGCTGACGTTCAGAATGCCGTCGTCCAGGAAGCTGCCAGGGTTGAGGCCGTTCGCGGGCGCGGTGGTATCGACAGACACAGAACTGCTGTCGGTGGCGGTGTTTTGCGCCGCGTCGCGGGCGGTGGCCGTAACGGTATAGGCGTCATCCGGCAGAGCGGAGAGCGCCGAGGCTGGCACCGTCACGCTCCACTGGCCGTTAGCCCCGGTGGTGCCGGTATAGGTGACGTTATTGAACACCACGCTGACGATCGTGCCCGGCGCGAGATTCAGCGAGGTGCCGGTGATGGTCAGATCCTGGCCGCTCTCCTGGCTGTTGATGATGTCATCGCCCGCAATGGCGTTTAGCGTCAGCTGCGGCTGCGAGCCCGGCTGAGCCGCAAAAGTGACCGGATACTGGACAAACGCCTGGTTGCCTGAGGCGTCCGTCACCGTCACGCCGATAATCTGCTGACCGTCGGCGACCTGCGCCAGCGCCGCGTTGGGTACCGTCACGCTCCAGGTGCCGTTCGGCTGCACCTCGCCCGTGTACGTCTGCCCGTTCAGGGTGACGCTCACGGTCTGTCCCGCCTCCACGCGGGTGGTGGTGCCGGTAATTTGCAGCGGCGACTGCGCCTCTGTGGCGTTGATAAAGTTATCGGTCGCTACGGTGTTGACCGCCACCAGCGGCGCGTTCACCGGCGAGGCATCCAGCGTCAGCGAGACTCTTTCGCTCGACGTATTGCCCGCCGCGTCGCTGACGGTCGCGATAACGCTGACCGGGCCATCCGGCAGCGTGGTGAGCGCGCCCGCAGGCAGCGTCACGCTCCAGGTGCCGTCGCTTTGCACCAGCGCGCTGTAGCTCTGCCCGCCTATCTGTACCTGCACGGTTTGCGGGTTTTGCGGATCGTATGGCGTCGCGCTGCCGCTGATGGTGAGCGGCTGCGCCGCTTCCGCGGCGTTGACGATGTTATCGGCGGTGATGTCGTTCACGGTCAGCACCGGCGCGGAGAGATCGACCGTGATAGTGCTTTGTGATGCGTTCTGGTTGCCCGCAGCATCGGTCGCGGTAACGACCAGCGGCGTCTCACCGTCTGTCAGCCCTTGCAGCGCCGCAGGCGGCAGCGTGACGGCCCAGTTGCCGCTGCTGTCCACGACAGCGTTATAGGTCTCGCCGTTAAACTGCACGGTGACGGTTTGCCCTGCGCCGCTCACGCCGGTAGAGCCGCTCAGCGCGCCGCCTGCGCTCACTTCAGCGGCGCTGATGATGCCGTCGGTAAACGGCGTATTCAGCGTCACTTCCGGCAGGTCGGTGGTGATGATGGTAAAGCTCTGGTTGCCGGAGACGACCGCGCCGTTTTCATCGGCGCCAGAGACGGTCAGCGTCGCTTTGCCGTCGCTGATATCCAGCGCGTCGGCGCGCGGTACGGTGACGCTCCAGCTGCCGTCGGCGCCGGTGGTGGCGGTGTATTGCTTGCCGTTAAGCGTAATCGTCAGCGTGGTTTGCGGCGCGAAGTTCACGCTGCTGCCGCTCAGCACCAGACCGCCTGCGATATCGTCAAGCGAGACGCGGTTATCGCCGGTCACTGGCGCGATCGTCAGCGCGCTGATATCGGTGTCGACACTAAAACCGCGATCGAGACTGACGCTGTTGCCCGCCGCATCGCTCACCGCCGCCGTGATGGTGTAAGTGCCGTTGGCCAGGCCCGTTAAGGCGTCGGCTGGCAGATTTACCTCCCAGCGGCCAGCGGAATCCACCACGCCGGTGAAGGTGTCATTGCCAAGCGTGATAGTGATGGTTTGGCCTGCAGTGACGTTGGTGGCGGTGCCGCTCAGCGTCACGCCGCTCGCGCGCTCGCCGGCGTCAATCACGCCGTCGCCCCCGACCGGATCGATGGTCAACAGCGGCGCGCGCGCCGGATCGACCGCGACGGTAATCGGGCGCGTGGCGGTTGAGGTATTGCCTGCGGCATCCGTCACCGTCACGTTAAACTGCGCCTGGCCGTTCGGCAGCGTCTGGAGATCGGCCGCCGGAATATTCACCGACCATTCGCCGTTCGCGCCGGTCACCGTCGTGGTATAGGTTTTCCCGTTCAGCGTGACGGCGATAGCGTCGCCCTGCGCCGCGCCTGTCGCGACCCCGGAGAACGCCTGCGCCTGGCTTGCTTCGGTGATGTTCAGCGCGTCATCCTGCGCGAAAGGATTAATCGTCAGCGTCGGCGCTTCAACATCGACGGTAAAATCGGTGGTAGTGGTCTGGCTGTTGCCCGCCGCATCGCGCACGACGATTTGCAGCGGCACCGGCGAATCATTACCGGTGAGGGCATCCAGCGCGCCGGAAGGCAGCGTCACTGACCAGTTGCCGTTCGCGTCCACCGTGCCCTGATACGCCTGACCGTTAAGGGTGACCGTCACCGCCTGGCCTGCGCCGGTAACGCCCGTTTTACCGGTCAGAACCTGATCCACGCCCGCTTCCGCCTGGCTTAAGGTGCCGTCAGTAAACAGCGGATCGATGGTGGTATCCGGGAGGTTGTTGATAATGACGGTCAGCGTATGGCTGTCGCTGACGCCGCCCTGCTGCGCGGTGGCGGTGACTTCATAGGTGCCGTCCGCCAGCCCCTGCAAATCGGCCGCCGGTACGGTGGTCTGCCAGTTGCCGCTGGCGTCGACCGTCGCGGTGTAGTTGATGCCGTTGAGCGTGACGGTGATGTCGGTATTGGCGGGGAGCCCGGCGCTGGTGCCGCGAATGGTTAACGGCGAATCCGCCTCGGCACGGTTAATAAAATCATCATCGGAAATAATACTGATAGCGACGCCGGACGCTGCGGTATCCACCGTGATGGGCGCCTGTATCGTCGTCGTCTGGTTCCAGGTATCGGTGACGCTCACCTGAATGGCGTTATCGCCATTCGCCAGCCCCTGGAGCACCACCGCAGGCACATCCACGCGCCAGTTGCCCGCCGCGTCCACCGTCGCCGTGGTGCTCCACGCGCCGATAGCCACCGTCACCAGGCTGCCCGGTTCGGCATTGGTCACGCTGCCCTGCAACGGCTGCTCGGTTTTGATCTCCGCCGCATCGAGCGCGTTATCGCTGGTGAACGGCGTGACGGTAACGGACGGCTGGGTGGTTTTTACGTTCAGCGAATCAGTGACCTGCGCGGTGTTGCCCGCCGCGTCGGTGGTAGTGACCACAATCGCATTGGCGCCAGGCGCAAGATTACCCAGATCGGCGGCAGGCAGCGTGATTTGCCAGTTGCCGTCGCTGCCGGTGGTGGTGGTGTATGTCTGGCCGTTGAGAGTAACGGTGACGGTCTGCCCCGCTTCAGAGCTGTTGCCAGAGAGCACCTGATCGGTGGCCAGCTCCTGGGCATTCAGCTTGCCGTCGTCGGTCAGCGCATAGAGCGAGAGCGCGGGCGGCGTGCTGTCGACAGTCACACTTGAACTGGTGCTGGCGCTGTTGCCTGCACCGTCTGTGACCGTAACCACGATGGGCGTCTGCCCAGGCGGCAGCGTTTGCAGCTGCGAGGCAGGAATGGTTACGCTCCAGCCGCCGTCAGCCCCTGCCGTGGTGGTAAACGTCTGGCTGCCGAGCTGTACGGTGACCGTCTGGCCGCTGCCGCTGACGCCCGTGTTGCCGGTGAGCGTCTGGTTCTGCTGCAGATCCGCCGCGCTCAGCACGCCGTCGCCGAACGGCGTGACGATGGTGGGATCAGGCAGATCGTTAATCTCGACGTTTATCACGCGATCCGCCGTGGCGGTGGTCTGCCCGGACGTGACGGTCGCCGTCACGGTGCGCGGGCCATCCGGCAGCGTCGCCAGATCCGCCGCCGGAATGAGCACGCTCCAGTTGCCTGCGCTGTCCAGCACGGCGGTGTAGGTTTTATCGTTAAACGTCACCGTTACCTGCGCGCCCGGCCCGGTCACGGTAGTAACGCCGCGAATTTCCAGCGGCTGGGTGGCTTCCGCCGCGTTGAGGTAGTCATCGGTCGAGAGAATGGCGATTGAAACCGACGGAACCGTGCGATCGACGGTCAGGGTATCGGTAACGGTCAGCGGCGCGCCGGCGCCGTCAGGCACGCTAACGGTGAGCGTCGCGGTGCCGTTGGCGAGCGCCTGGAGATCGCCGCTCGGGATAGTCACCTGCCAGGTGCCGTCGCCGCCGACGGTGGCGAAATAGTTCTGGCCATTGAGCGTTACCGTAACGACGGTGCCAGAAGCGATATTCTGCGTGGTGCCGCTCAGGATTTGATCGACCGCGAGTTCTGAGCCGTCGAGTACGTTATCCCCCGTGAAATCATTCACCGCCAGCACCGGCCGGTCAAAGTTGACCGTAAAGCGCGTTTCACTGGTGGTGGTGTTGCCCGCGAGATCGGTGATGCTCACATTGAGCACATACTCCTGCCCGTTCTGCAACGCCAGGAGATCCGCAGACGGAATGGCGGCCTGCCAGTTGCCGTCCGCACCGACCGTCGCGGTATAGGTCTTGCCATTCAGCGTGACGGTAACGGTTTGCCCTTCTTCCGCTACGCCGGTAGAGCCGCGCAGAATTTGCGTCGTGGCGGCCTGTTCGCCGCCCAGCACGCCATCCGTAAACGGGATCAGCTGTAAGCCGGGCGCCACGGTATCGACGTTGATATCCACCGTCTGGTTCACCGTGTTGCCGTTGACGTCAATCAGCGTCACGGTGATGGTATTGAGCCCCTGCGGCAGGGTTTGCAGCGCGCTCGCGGGCAGCGTCACGCTCCAGCTGCCATCGGCGCCGATAACGCCGGTGTAGGTGTTGCCGTTGAGCGTAACCGTGATGGTGCGACCCGCATTGGCGGCATCCACCACGCCGCTCAGCACCTGGTTTTGCAACACTTCGCTGCTGTTTAATATGTTGTCATCGGTTAGCGGATCGAGCGCGATTTCCGCCGGGTCCGGAGTTTCGCCGCCGTTGTCGCCGCCGCCGTTATCACCGCCGCCATTGTCCCCACCGCCGTTATCGCCGCCGCCGTTATTGTTGTCGTTGCTGCCGCCACCGTCGCTGCTGTTGCTGGCCGCAATCGCCACGCCGGAGATAGCGCCGATCGCCGCGATGCCGCCCAGCGCCTGGAGCGTGGTCAGCCCTTCTGCGCCGGTGAGCGCGCCGAGCGATGTGTCAGCCAGCGTCGGGGTGATCGCCTCGGCGACCGCCGGGCCGGGTTCAGAGGCGAACGGAAACAGCGCATGATGCACGCCCTTGTCATCTTCAAAGATGAGTTCGCTGTGCTGGCCTTCCGCATCAAGATGGAAAAAATTCTGGTAGCGAACCGTTGTCCCGTCTTTCATATGGACAATCAGGTCATTCCCCTGCCGTTCGTAAAAATTAACCGTTTCGGGAGAAGCATTTATTCGCACAATGCTGGTCTGGGATAAATTGACCACCCGGTCAGCATTCTGTGAATAATGGGTAATCACATTTCCCGTATCCTGATTAAGAATATCGACGGTTGGCGAAAGACTATTTTGAACGGCCATTCTTCATTTCCTCTGACTGGGGAAGCACACAGCCCTGCATAAGTGTTCATTAATGGACACTTATGGGTTACCCCTTACCAGACAGGGCGGCAGCGGGGAGGTGTATTTACTCGAAACGAGTTGAAATACTTGTAAAAAAGCATAAAAACAATGGTTTAGTGAAAAGCGAAGCGGTTTATATGTACAAAACCTTAACAAAATGTATAAGCAACGTGGTGCGGTTTGGCAAAAAAATCATAAAAAAAAGAGGGCTTGCAGAATTAAAAAAGATGGTCTAGCTCAATTAATTTATTGCTAAATAAAGGGAATTTCAAAGAAGGCCACAACCGTTATTAATGCCAATGGAAATCATCAAAAATGAATTAATAAACGCATTTTTAAAGAAACGTAAAAATATATCCTATTTTGAATGCGCTTTTATTTGCCTGGAAGGAAGAGGGGTATTTGGCGAGTGTTATATTTAGCCAGTTCATCATTTTGTGAGGACTCTCTCGTTTTTATGCAACTTCAGCGCCACCCAACGAAAAGCGCAAAAAAGCAGCAATCAGCAGGCGAAGCGATATGGACTGGTCACGCATGGGTAAACTCTGTTATACTTAGCGTTACACTTTTGGGGCTGATTCTGGATTCGACGGGATTCGCGAAACCCAAGGTGCATGCCGAGGGGCGGTTGGCCTCGTAAAAAGCCGCAAAAAAATAGTCGCAAACGACGAAAACTACGCTTTAGCAGCTTAATAACCTGCTTAGAGCCCTCTCTCCCTAGCCTCCGCTCTTAGGACGGGGATCAAGAGAGGTCAAACCTAAAAGAGATCGCGTGGATACCCTGCCTGGGGTTGAAGCGTTAAAACTAATCAGGCTAGTCTGGTAGTGGCGTGTCCGTCCGCAGCTGCCAGGCGAATGTAAAGATTGGACTAAGCATGTAGTACCGAGGATGTAGGAATTTCGGACGCGGGTTCAACTCCCGCCAGCTCCACCAAATAAAACAAGGGGTTACGCGCAAGCGTAGCCCCTTTTTCTTTGTCCATGTCCACTTAGCGTCCACCTGGCTTGAGTTTTATTGGTAAGGCTCTATTCCTGTTTTGACCTTTTAAGCCAGTGGCCATATGCAGCCAGCCATGCCGCCGACTCATCAGCAAATGGCTTTTCAGCGATGGGCAACCACTCTTTCCCCTCCTGCGTTCTTTTCAGATAACGAACATCCCACCATTCAGCACGTGGACAGAGCACATAACGATGATCGGGCCAGCCGTTACGGGTTTCAGACTCCCACGGCTCCAGTTTCTCGCCTCGCTTTTTAAAAATAAAAAGCGCCCCGCTTATTGCCAGCCGCCCCATATAACCCCCTGCAGAATATTTTTGCTGTATATAAACACAGTTTATGCCATGCGCTTTTTTTCAGTCACGCGGCTACAGACATTTCATTGCCAGACCGCGCCAGCGCTGGGTTTAACGGCTTCTCGCGCCCCGGTATAACCTGGCATCGCAGATCCTTTCTTTTCGCATAAAATCAAAAAATTCTTTTAATTTCTGTAAGTTATAAAATTCACCTGAAACGTCAGAGATCCTTTTTACTGAAAAAAAGTGAAATTCTTTTCAATCTTTTCAGTTTCGTTTTTCTGGCAAAGCCCCAGCGCTGGCGCGGTCTGGCCATATCATTTGTAAAAAAACAAAACTGAAAAAATTTTGCGATCCAAAACTTGCAGGCGGGTGCGGTGTAGTGCCGTTTTTGTCTGCGAACGTTTTATTTTGTGGGTCTGCGGCTGCGCCAGAGCAACGAGGCGGGCGGGATCTATTTCATGGGTGCCGGTGGGTGGTTTGCGCGCTGCGGGCGCTGTGGTGCGTTGTGGGTGGGTTAATGACGGACATAAAAAAAGCCCGCGCAATGGCGGGCAGGAAAATGTCTATAGCTTTCATGCAGTAAGTAATTTAACTAATTCATCAACATTTAGCGGACGGCTGGGGTAGTTATCACGCCAGGGCTCAAATATTTCATACATACGCTTATATTTTTCAACACGACGCGAATGTGAATTCAAATACCTGTCAGCGAAACGCCCCCCGAAGGCATGAGGATCACTAACAATAAAGCTAGCTATGCTTAAATATCGGGTTTCATTATTACCATCAAAGCCATTAAATCCAGGGTTTTTACCTAAAGGAGCAGCCTTTTCCTCAAGAGTTACCCGTTCCTCGTCCGTTAGAGCTTCCACACCCTCTTCAATAAACGACCACATATCAAGGACATTGTAAACAAAACTGACTTCTTCAGGGTGCTCACTATCTTTAAAACCTAAGTAATCCCCAAAACGACTAGAAATGGCCCACTCATTGCCAGTGTCTAATGCTTTGGATATAAACTTCGAATCAAGACCATTATCACTCAATTTTAATGCTGTATGAATTTCGCAAAGAATCGCAAGTGACAACTTCTCGTAATCCGAAAGATTCATAAGCCGCTCCTTAACATAAAGTAGTTATAGTGATTAAACACTCAAGCCTGTACATTCTATCACCACACAATGTCTATTAGTAAGCAACCGATACTTATCTTTATTCACTACGCTATTATCTTTTCATACCGGCTGCGGGTCTGAGTCGCCTGCGCTGCCGTCTGGCTGAATGCGGCGGCAGTGGTGGGCCCGCCGGTGCCGGGGTGGGAATGGCTGGCGCACTGGCTGGCCAGCTGTGCCAGCAGGTCGATGGTTTCCAGCATCATTTGCAGCGTGTTAACGCCTTCGCTGCCGATGTGTACCGTTGGCCCCATGATTTGCTGGCCGCCCGCCGCGATGCTTTTACGCAGCTGCGCGATTTTCTCGGTAAGTGCGCCATCGGTCTGCGTCTCGATGCCGCCCTTTACGTGCGTTTTCTGCTGACCGTCAATTTCGGCTTCGGCGTCGCCTTCCACGCGGGCCAGAAATTTGCCGCTGGCTGCGATGGCGTAATCGCCCGTGGCCACGTGCTGAACGGCACCGGCCAGCAGGCTGACGGTTCCCAGTACCGTGGTTTTATCCGTGGCTTTTACCGTGGTTTCACGGCTGACCAGCTCGCGGCGCTCCCGGTCTGCGGTCACTTCGCGGCTCATTGATGTTTCACTGATGGTCTGGTCAGTTTTCCGCACCCAGTCACCGGCCTGCGTGACACGCTGGGAAACTTCCTCCCGCTGCTGTTGCAGCTGCTCACCCGGCTTCACGTCCGGCAGGCTTGTGCCATCCGGCACGGTCTGACGTATAAACGGCTTATCCGCGCGCCCGCCGGTAAAGCCCACCTCTACCAGCGTGCCTTCGGGCGGAAACTGGAACATCCCCGAATCATTACCGGCCATCGGCACCGGCAGCGGCACGGCGGAATAAACCGGCGTGTTACCGTCCGGCTTACCGTCTGCGTCAAGCAGCTGCACATCAACGGCGTAGCGCGGGCGGAACGGATCGGAAAAATTCCCGCTGCTCACCGGTTCGCTGTGCGCCACCACCCGCGCGAATTTCGGCAGATGCAGCCCGGATGCCAGCTCTGGATAATGCGCCTCAATCTGGCGCTGCGCCGGGGTTTTCTGTAGCGGCCTGCCGGTTTTCCTGTCGCGCGGCGTCCACGTAATGGTCATGCTGTCGCCGGACAGATTAACTTTCGTCACCCGCTGGCTGTTCACTTCCGCACCGGGGCGCAGGGTCTGCACCAGGGGAATGGTCATGCTGTTGCCACCGGCAGCGCCCTGGTTAAAGTCTGCCGGAATTTCAACGGGCCGCCCGGCAAACAGCGCCTTTTCCGCGCCGCCCAGATACAGAGAGCCATCCGGCAGCTGATACCAGACGTAATCATTCACGCCAAAAGCGCGGCCCAGATTATCCAGCAGCTGGAACCCGCTGCCGGAATGGGTGAAGTGCGGGATCGGCCTGTCGCTGTAGGCGGCATCCGGCACCGTTACCGTGATGCCGCTGTGCTCCGTCATCCAGCTGGCGATTTCTTTCAGCGTGGGATGCTGGAACGAACAGGGCCAGCTGCGTTCGAACACGCCGACCAGCTCGCGCACAAAGAGGCGCTGGAAGCCCTTTTCGGCGGGCTGCGAGCGCTCCACGTAGCCGGTAAACCAGCGCAGCAATAAATCGCTGTAACCCACATCAAGCCGCACCAGTTTTCCGGTGTAGTCCGTGTCGGTTTCCGCTGTGATAAACCCCCGCCCGCAGCTGTTCAGCTCAAGCGTCATATTCACATCAACCAGATGCACCTCATCCGTGGACAGGTACAGACGTTTAACAGGCTTCATCGTTACCCCAGCGCATCATTGACAGGTTTAAGCACCTTACTTTCAAACCATGACAGCGTTTCCGCATCCTCTCCGGCGCTGGCCTGGCTGGCTGCGCCGCCACCGGCGCCAGCCTTCTGCGTTTTGCTGGCCGTTCTGGACGCCGCCCGCGCTTCACGTTTTTCCTGAACGCTAAGATGTTCGGTCAGGGTGAACGTGACCAGCCAGCTCATGCGGCCATCCTGCGGCGGCGCGTCCACTGTGCCGGTAAACGTGGCTTCTCGCAGATTAACGGCGCGGGCCACCTCATTGGCCACGCGGTAAACCTGCCGCTTGCCGCCCGCATCCGTGGCGTTCGCCAGGGCGAAAATGCGTGACAGCGTGCTGATTTGCTTAAACGGCACTTCGCCCACCACGCGCAGCTCTTTGCCTTTTGCGCCCTGCTCGGCTTTTGTGGTGGCGCTGGTCTGCCCGCTCTGGTCTTTGTCCTGAAACTGCTGGCTGACCGTCACGCGCATGTTTTTAAGCGGTATGGCTTCGCCGTTAAGCGCCAGCATGATCGTTGATGTCATGGATCATTCCCTTAATTCCGTCGAGATTGTCACCGGCCAGCATGATGGCCGCGCTGTGTACGGCAAAAGGCTGCGGTATATCCTGCATGAGCGTACGCGTCAGCGTCGCCGCGTCACCCTTCGCCGTAAAAACCCAGGCGCGGGCGCTCTTGCCGGTTAACTGTTTGAGCCCGTCAGCCAGCTGTGAAAGCAGCCCGGCGCGCTCGGCGGCGAACCCGGCAAGCGCGGCTTTCATTCCGGCCATATCAACACCGGCGCTGGCCTGTGCCTGGGCGCTGGCCACTGCTCTGGCGTTCATTACCGCCCGGCTTGTTGGCACAGAAAGCGGCAGCGCAGCGGGAAGGCCGCCGCCACTGCGCGCAGGCAGCTGCATCCGTACCGTGGCAAGCTCCGCCGCCGAACGCGCCAGGCGGCTCACCTGCGTAAAAGCGGGCGCCGGAAAAACCTCTGTCAGCGCATCGAGACGCTGAATAAAATCATCCTGCGTCTGGCCGGTAATGAGAAAAATCACCACATCCTGCACATCCGCCGCACTCGCCAGCCTTCCGGCCAGATACGCCACGGCATTGGCCGGACTCAGATAAGCCCCGTTTTCGGTCTGCTGGCCAACCCCGTAAATCCACGGATGCGCCGGAACGATGGCGCAGTCCAGCGCGGAAAACGCATCAGAGAACGCCAGTTTTGCTTCACGCCACATCGCCAGGCGCCTCCGGCCATGTGATATCCGGCGCGGCGCTGGCATCAATGCGGTTAAGCAGCACGCGGTACTGTAGCCACTCAGTTAACCGCATCTTTTCTTCATCGGTTGCCAGGCCCAGAGTTACTGCATCCTGAAGCGGGGCAATCGCATCGCCTGCCGCTCTCATCAGCGCGGTCTTTTTACTGGCGGCCAGCGCGTTCAGCGTTTCCTGGTCGGGCGGTGGCGGATCGGCAAGTACCGGCTGGCCATATTCGTTTGACGTGATAACTTTGCCTCCGGTCTGGGATTCCAGAAGGTACTGATACCAGCTTATTGATACCTCCCGCGCATCATCAGGCCAGCACTGTTGTTGCTCATAATCGGCCCGCATCTGCTCAGGATAAAAGCCGTTAGTTGTGGCACTAAAATATACTTTCATCTCATCGTCCTATAGCCATCCAGCCCACGGTATTACGCTGCGAAGCGACAATCACAAACCCTGTGGTGGATGTGCTCGACGCCCCCACATCGCCATAACTGCCGCTGTTAACGTTCAGAGACAGCGACGGAACAATACTGAATGCCACCGGGAACGTGACGCCCTGCCCGCTGGTCGTTACGGCGACCTTGCCATACTGGATAAGCATCCCCGTATTGGTATCCCTGAACCACCCGTTCGCCCCAAGTGAGGCGGTGTTGATTTTCTGAAAGCGCGCATCAGATTCCGCTTTCGTGTAAGCCTGCCCCACCGGGGTGTAACTGCCTTTGGGCTGGTAGCGCGCGTCACCCTCTGCTTTGGTATATGCCCCCACGTTCGCGGCAGGGATGGCGATATCTGCCGTACCGTCAAACGCCACACCGGCAATTTTGCGCGCGGTGGCCAGCCTGCTGGCCGCAACGGCAGTACCACCCGCCGGCAGGGCACCCACATCCGCCGCCGTGGGCCTGTTGGCTTCGTCGTACTGCTGCGCCCAGGCTGACCAGGTACCGTTAAACGCCGTGCGGATGTACGCACGGGAATTGTTGTAAATACGGTAAATCTGCGTAATACCGGCGTGCTTATAGACCTCAAGCGAACCCGCGACCGGCTCCGGGTAATTCTTTCCGTTAGCCGCCTGCGAATTAGCAAGCTGGTAATACAGCCCCGGCACGGTGTATGCGTTCAGGTCTGCCGCACTGCCGATGCTTACCGACTGCCCGTTAAAAATATCCTGCGCGGTGATGCTGATATCTTCACCCAGAGCGCGACCGTTAACCGTGCGCCCGGACGGCACGCGGCCATTGGCGTTGTCATTCGCGGCCTTAACCGCTTTCGGCGTGGCGGCCATATTTTCTGCCGTGCTGTCCACGGCGCTGCTCAGTTGCGTGAAGCCCTTCGCGTTTAACGTCGCATCAGGATGGTTACGCGACTGCTCATGTTTTTTCATGGCATCGCTGGCATCCTGCCCCGCAAGCGAACCTTTCGGGCGCAGGTCAGTGATCACACCATTTGCATCAATGCTGGCCAGCGCAAACACGTAATGCTGCACCCCGTTCTGCACGTAATCAGCCAGACTTGCCGCCACGGTCACTTTGCTTTTTACCTGCCAGGCACTGACCAGCGAACCTTCCCAGCTCAGATCAAGCCAGACCTTAACCGGCTTCGTGGTCACAGTGATGTTCTGGCTGGCAGCCAGCTGCGCGCGCAGCCCCTGCACATAACCAGTGCCCGGCGTCACGAAATACTGTGTACCGGTTTTACCAACCAGCCAGCCGTCACCCATAAATGCCGCCGCGCCGAACACGTCAATGTTTTCCAGGCGCTGGCGTTCATCCATCCCGGCCATGCGTGCGGTAAAATCAATCTGCCAGGTTTCTGCCGGGGTATTGATACCCGTTTCGGCCTGTGCGCCGTTGTACTCCATCAGAAAAGAGCGCGTCAGCACGTTGCCCTGCTGGCCCGCTTTCGTTTTCAGCTTCTGCTGCACCGGCGCATGAACAATCATTGCCAGCGTGCCGCTGGCCTTGTTCATCAGGCCAATCCAGTTAAACGAGAAATCGCCCACATCCGCGCCCAGTACCACGGAATGCACCACGGCATTTTCATTCACCACACCCTTGCGGCTGACCGCCTGGCGGTGAACAATCTGCGCCGCCGGTGGCAGCGTTTCACTGCGGCTGATCGGCGCATCAGGGTTAAGCCCCGGCACGTTTGCAAACACAAATTCATCCAGCAGGATGGCTTCACCCGTCACGCCCTGCTTCGCTTTCCACTGCTCAAAGGCCAGTGTGATTACTGTCTGTGACATAAAACCCCCTATAACGTCGCGCTGAATGTTGCGTCTGCGGCCCCGGCGCCATTCAGCTGCGCCGGATAAACCACGTATTCGCCCTGATCCCATCCGGCCCGGATGGCCAGACTTTCCGATGTAATGACTTCAAACTGATAGCGGCGGCAGGTGCGCCCGTACTGGCGGATAATCTGGATCATCAGTTGCGTGTTATCCGCAATCTGGCCATCCGTGACACGTACCAGAATCACATCCCAGTCGATGCCCGGCTGGCGCTCCTGTAGCTCCACATAACCGATGCCGAGCCGCTCAAAAATATTAATAAACCCCTCAACCGAACCGGCATCGCGGGCGTTCACGAAGGCATACGCCACGCGCTTGCGAAACAGCCCCAGCGGCTCACCATCAAAGCGCGTCACGTCGCGGTCATAAGCCAGCAGGTTTAACAGCGGTTCGGCGCAGGTCAGCGGATCAAACTGACTCACCGGCCACGTCACCCACCCATAAACCAGTGTCCAGAATCGCCGCGCAGCACGCAGCAGCGTGGCGGGTTCGCCCTCGCTCATCCAGAAAGGCAGGCGCAGCCCGGCCAGTTTTTTCATAAAGTCAGGCATTCATAAGCCTCACGGTCAGCGTATCGAGGCGCGGCACGTTCAACCCGCTGACGATATCGGTCAGCGAAAAGGCCAGCGAATCAATCGCGGCAAACTGGCGATGCAGCTCGCGCCCCAGGTTGGAAAACGAGAAACGCGAAAAGGGCCATGTTTTCTTCACGTCAAATTCATTGTTCTCCCGAAAGGCGCACCGAATCAGGTTTTCGGCCCCGGTGCGCAGCGCGCTCTGTTCCTCGTCGGTCAGGTTGGCCAGGTTTCTGACATACAGCGTCACCGCCAGGACATGCCGGGTTTCCGGCATGGCAAAACACTGCATATCGTCGCCGTGGCCGTGATGGCCCTGCGTGGTGATGTAGTCGTTGACCGCCTCGATGAATGGATCGGAGGTCACCCCCGTATCCAGCAACAGATAGGCGTTTGCCGTTCCCGGCCCGCGCGGTGCCTCATGCTCAAAGAAAATACGGTCAATACTCAGCCCGGCCACGCTGGCAATCATGGAGCGGTAAACCGCATCCGTGTGGTAATTGCCCACCAGGTTAAACTGGTTACGGCAGCGCTCGCGCAGCTCGTCGTCGCTTTCCTCATCAGCGCCCGGCACCGTCAGCCAGTCGGCTTCGTTCACGGCATGGCTGATACCATCCACGGCAACCGGCAGGATGCGGTAATACCCCGGCGCGAGGTTAAACGCGCCGCCGGTGGTCGTGGCCTGAACCGGGATCAGCGCGCTGGCAACAGCGCTGGCGATGGTAAAATCTGCCGTGGTGGCCAGCTCGTACACGGTGCCGTTAATCCTTTCCGTCTGGATAAGCGTTCCCGCTTTTACCGTCACCACGGCCCCGGCGTCAGCCTTGTAAAAGCGGATCACGCCCTGCGCCGCCGTGGCGGGTTTTGCCGTGACGTTAACCGCCCACGCCAGCAGGCGCAGCATCTGCCCGGACGCGGTGGCCACAAACATGTTTGCCAGCACCGTGCCGACCAGCACATCCTTAAGCCACAACACCGGCGTGGTCACAATCGCGGTAATAAGCCGCCAGAACGGCGACATGTTCGACGTGTTCGTGATCAGCCCTTCTTCCTGCACTATCCCGTTGAAGCGCTCGCGCAGCGCTTCTTTTGTGACGGGCATTCCGCTGGCTTTCACCACTTCTTCAAAATCCACCTGCGGTTTTTCGGTCATAAGTCAGCCCTCACGGATACCGGCCCGAAATCCCATGTACCGGCGGTGATCCAGAGGCGGGTCGGGCTCTCTTCGTTAACCAGCGCCGTGCCGGACTCGATACGCTCATCGCTTTCTATCAGCAGCTCAAGGCGGGTGAGGATATCGGCGCGCAGCGTGGGGCTTCGCTCCGCAACCAGCTCCGTGGCCAGCCCGCTTTCAAGAATGGCGTGAACAATGTCCTGCCCGATGCTCTGGCTGTTATTACACAACACCGGCTCATTTCCGGGATTCAGGGTAAAATTGCGCCCCTCAATTAATAAATCGATATATAAATCACTCATCAGCCCAGTTCCTGCCATTCCATTAATTGCCCCGGTGAAAGCGTTTCTTTCGGATAAATATTTACCGTGTTAATTTTCCGGCTGTTATCCGTCACCGCCCTGCCGTTGTTATTTATCGTTTTACTGATGCCGCCTTTATCCAGATTTTTAACCTGCCCGCCGGTTGAAAGCGTATTAGCCGTTAACGGTGCCGCATCAGTTTTCACCGATGCCGCAGCAGCTCCCGAATAAATAAATGCGCTGTTTTTAGGCACCGCACCGGCACCGGATAAAGCGTCCACCTGTTTAATTTCAGCGGTTACCGGAATATTCACGCCGGGAATGTTATTCAGCTTGTCAACAATCCACTTCCACGCTTTGGAAAAACTCTCTGTAATCGTTGACCAGATATTGCTGAACACATTCACGATACCGCTGGCCATGTCAGCCAGGGCCGCCGCAGGCGAGAAACCGCTTAACAGTTTTGTGAACGCCTCCCATCCCTCAGCAATAAACTGCCAGGCTTTTCCGAACATATCCGCCACCCATTTAACGGCAGCAACCACTGTCTGAAAGGCTGCGGTGTCCATTACCGCCGATTTGATGGCATCCCAGTGTTTGACCAGCAACCAGCAGCCCGCGACCAGCAGCGCGATGGCGCCGACAATGAGTAATACCGGCCAGCTCATGAAGTTAATACCCACACCGGCCAGCACCGCCGCGATGCGCACTGCCAGCAGTACGCCGCGCAGCACGCCAAGCATGGCGTTCCATGCCACAATCGCGCCCCTGGCGAGCCACACCGCGCCGGTAAACAGACGCACCGGCAGCGTGATGGCATACCACAGCGCCTTTAAGCCCGTCAGGATGAACGAGGACAGCCCCAGAATGATATTTGCCGAGGCGCCCGCAGCCGCAAATCCCAGAATGGCCAGCGCGGCATAACCCACCACGCGCGCTATGTTGGGGAAAATCTGCATCCAGCGCGCAAAGGTCTGCCCCATATCCGCCAGGCGGTTCAGCAGCGGATAGAGCACCGGCACAAGGGTTAACCCGATGACGGTCTGGATGGCCTTGAGGATTTGCACAAAGCGATCCCACGGCTTAACCATTTTCGCAGCCATTTCCTGCGTGCGTTTGAGCCCGTCCGCGCCGCCCAGCTCGTTAATGTTGCGCTGTAGCAGCGCGACGTTGCCATAGAGCTGTTTGACCACTGCCGAACTGTCACCGAACGCCTCATCAAGCTCCGCCTGGGCTTTCAGGTTCCCTTCCAGGCTCTTGCCGTATTTGCCCTGTAATTTCATGAGCATTTCCGGCATGGACAGGATGTTGCCCTGCATATCCGTAAAGGACAGGCCCAGCTTTTTGGCCCCGTCGATCGCGCCGGTCATAAAGCCTTCATAAGCGCTGCTCGCCTCACTGCCCAGCGTGCGGTTAAGCTGGCCCAGCACGGCCAGTTGCTCATCAAGGCCAATGTTGAAGTTAGTGCCGACGCCGCGCGCGCCTTCCATCAGGTCTTTGATGGCCCCCATTTCCACGCCAAACGTCTGGCGCATGTAAGCCATTTTCCCGGCCAGCTGTTCGGCAAACTGCACGTTACCGAGGCGCTGCGCATCGCTGCGAAAGTTGGCGAACATCTGCCCCATAAATTCCGCCGTATCCGCAGACGTGGCTTTCAGCGCAAAAGCCAGCGTGTTAGCAACCTTCGTCACCTGCGGCAGATCCGTGCTGGTCAGCCCGTCAATCGCGCCGCTGATTTCAGCGGTGGAGTTTACAAACTCCACGGCGCTGGCCCCGTAGGTCATGGAAAAGCGCATCGCATCACGCTGAACGGTTTGCAGTGCCGTACTGTCCACACCACGCGCCGAGGCTTCGTTGAGGGCGTCGTACATTTCGATAGCCGGGCCCAGCGCCCCTTTTACCGTTTCCGCCACGCCCCACATGGCCAGCGCGCCGCCGCCGATACGCTTAAAAGCCTCTTTTGATTTATCCGCAAAGCCCGTGACAGAATTCTGCGCCTGCTTTAACGGGCGCGTTAATTTGTCGATAAGGCTTAATGTAAAATCCAGCTGTTTCATTCAGAGCCTTTAAAAGCGATGCCCACGCCATTGGCTACCGCAACGGACATATTTTCCCAGTAGCGGTTATCCAGCCATATGGCGGCAGCAATATCATCAATATTATCCTGCCCGGTCGGCAGATAATGGCGGCGTAAAATTAAATACTGGTCGAGCCCATTTTGCTCAATCGCCTGGACTCGCTTTGTTAGTTTTTTACTTCAATTTCCAGTTCAGGGGCGTACAGCTCGTTAATTTTACCGACCAGTTGCAGGGCCGCGCCCGGACGCTTAATAATTTCGGCCAGCGCCTCTTTGCTTTCTGCCGCAACAATACGGTTCAGATAGTTATTCGCCGGGGCAACTTTATTATCCATCGACATTTCGTTAATGAATTTGTTATAGGCGGTCTGGTTCGGCTCAAAGGTAATTTCAGTACCGGCCACGACAAGTTTAATTTTTTCCATTTAATAACGTCTCTCTTTGGTTAATTTCGTCAACAAGCTGGTTATGGCGTGCGGCGCACTGCCCGTACAACTCCAGATAAAGGGTTAATAATTCCGCCGCATCTCTGCCGGTTGTGCCGGTAAGGCGCGGCAGCTGCGCGCTGCATTTAGTTTTCAGGTTTTCCTGATAACGCACGTTCGGTACTGGCGGTGGCGTCGTTGTACATGCTGACAAACTCATCAGACAGACAGCGGCTGGTAAACACCGGCTTAACCAGCTCCGTGCGGATTTCACGCGGTGTCGCATTACGTAAAGCCTCCAGTTTTTCTTCCAGCGCCCGGCCCGAATTGCTGGCCGCATCCTGCAACTGTTTGCCGGTGGCCGCTGCGGTGCGCTGGATGGCCAGGTCGATGCTGTCACGCTGCCATCCTGCGGCCTTCCAGCCCCCGACGAACGCCAGCACCAGGGCAACCATTACCGCCAGCGCGGCCCGGCTCATCAGCGCACCCCGTTATGTTCAAGGCTGAAATGATTGCCGTCCGGGTTGGTTTTAAAACGCCCGCCCCAGCTGCCGCCCAGCGATTCCCAGTATTCGCCCAGCGGCAGATAATCTTCGGTGCGCGTGACGTATTTACCGTTGATGAACAGGTTAAAATCCACGGCCAGGCGCTGGGTATGCAGGCTGTTACTGATGCCGCTGCCCTTCTTCGCATTCAGCGCCGCCTGCTCAGGCGTGCGGTATGCTTCGCCAAAAGACAGGCGATAACCCTTTTCTTCGGCCCAGTGGATGAGACTGGCCACCATGACGGTGAACAGCTGCTGCTTTTCGCTTAAGGTCACTTAATTGCCTCCCTTGCTGAATAAACCGCTGATACCCTTTTTACGCAGCCAGGCTTCCACGCCGCTTAAGCCCAGGATACCCAGCGCCGAACCAAACCCAATCAGCGCCAGCGGGTGAATATCCGGCACCAGATAAAGCACCACGCCTGCCATTAGTGACAGCGCGCTGCCGACAATCACCCGGCCCAGCACCAGGCGAACCGTGATTGGCTCGTTACTGGTCAGCATCTTGCCGAGGGCGATAAGCCCGCCCATGATAAGCAGCGCCCAGAAGCCCTTTTCGTATTCCTGCATTCCCTTCCCTTACCCGATGAGGTTTTCAGTGGCTTCCGGTTCCAGATACGGAACGCCGTCAATGTTAATAAAGCGCGGATCGGTGACCTGGTATTTCACCTTACGCGTGGACAGCGCGCCGCCCTTCGGATCGATGTCCAGAATGCTGCTCAGGTTCATCTTGCAGCCGAACGCCTCCACCTTTGATTCCTCATCACCCGCTTTCGCGTAAAAGAGGTAATCCACCGGCGGGATACCGCGCCAGGAGCCATAACGCTGGGCCAGCCCCTTGAGCACGGCCAGCGCCTTGATGCTGAACTCAATTTCGCCTTCGGCAGACACATCGCCATCCACGAAACCATCCGGCACGCCCCGCGTCTGGACTGCCGTGGTGTTGTCGGTAATGTCGAGCGTGATTTTTTCGGCATGGACGAGCGTGCCGTCGATGTAAAAATCAAAAGACATACCGGAAATACGCTTACTCATGCGCTGGCCTCCAGACTCTGATCAAGCACCAGGCTAATCGAAATTTGCAGCGGCACTTCATACGTGCGCACCACGATATAGATCTCCACCTGCTTTTTGGTTTTCCAGACGATGGACACGTCGCCATCCTGCGGCGGCTTCACTTCACCGGGAAACGTCACGCCGTTGATTTCAGCGGCCTTTGACATTTCGCGCAGCGGCTTCGCAAACAGCGACTGATGCGCCGCAATACTGCCCGGCGTGCTGTTCAGCGAGCGATCCGCAATCTTGCCGATGGCCAGCAGACGCACACGGCGGGCCGCTTTATCCGCGATGCGCAGCGTTTCGATAGACTGATAATCACCGCCTTCCACATCCAGCGTGCGCCCGTCTGCCCAGTAGATGCCGTCATAATCGGGATACCACATCGGCACGCTGTAGCGCTGCGACTCCAGCGCGCGCAGCGTCGCCAGCTCCAGCACCGCGCCGGTGCCGTCCACCGGCATTTCATCGCTGCCAGTATTCAGCAGCGCGCCGGTTTTCACGCGCGCCGGGCTGTCGGCAATGGTCACGGCACGGTTACACAGCCGCCCGGCCAGCACGCCCGGCTCGTTACCCCAGAGGCGGGGAACCAGCTGCACCGCCTTTTCGGCAATCCCGGCCTGTAGCTCAGAAAGGCGCTTGAGGTAATCCGCCTGCCCTTCGTCGGGCTGCATTCCCTGCACGGCCAGGGCAAACCATACCCAGCGGCCATATTTTGCAATCAGCGTCGATCGCAGCGTGGCGGCCTGGTTAATCACGGATTTGTCGGACACATCATCCGAAAGCACCACGCCTTCCACGGAACACGACACCTGCGCGGCCAGTACGGCATTTACCCACGCATCCGCCCCGGCATCCGCAGCCAGCGGATGCACAAACGCCCACCAGTTCTGGCCCGCGTTCGCCTGCGCCGCCTTCAAATCACGCTTAAGCGGGCTGTCGGCGGCACCCAGCAGCGCATCAAAATCCGTCTGCGCGGTGACGGCCAGCGTTTTGCCGGTATTGGTTTTAGCCGTGCCGGTAAACAAGACCACGCGCTCCACCTCACTGGTTTCGCCCTGTAGCTGGTTTACCTGGTTCACGTCCACACTTGGCCAGGTCATACTCTCCCCCTGATATCCTGCGCATTCACATCCCAGCCAAAGCCGATGGCTTGCAGCTGGCGCGCCAGCGCCTTGTTAAATTCTTCGTCGCTCATGCCGAGAAAGGCACGCGCGGGAAGGTCGATTGTCCAGCTTGTTTTTGCTGCCCTGCCGGTCAGTTTGCGGATCAGCAAACCGGCCTGCGCATAAGGCATCGTTTCGGTAATCTCGCGGTAGGTGGGCTTTTTCATCCGCTTCCCGCGCTTCACCTGATACCCCAGCGCCCGCAGCTTTTTGGCCTGGGCGATGGTGGCCATTTTTCCCGCCGTCGCCTCGCGCGGCTGCGCGCTGCGGTTGATGCGCATCTTCATGCCGTTCTGCTGGCTCCAGGCCACGGCACCGGCAGAAACCGGTGTTTTGCCGTTGCGGTAGCCGCCGCCCGCCAGATAAACCCTCACCGCGTCGATTTCCGGCATTTCCCGGATATGCAGCAGCTTCGGCATGTTGCGCAGCATCTTCCCTTTGCGCTTCGTCTGGCGGCCCGGCCATGCCTGGCCATCCGGTGACTGCTGATTGCGCACGTTGCGTTTTGCCGCGGCGATCAGTCCGAATTTCGCAAGACGCCACAGCAGGCGCTGACGCTTTCGGGGCGGCAGCTCCAGACTGGCCAGCGCCCCGCGCAAATCGGCCAGCTGCTTTTTGTTAAGCTCACCGCCGACAAACATCACCCCTCCCCTATCGGTGCGCCGGTTTCATCCACCCCGTACACCTGCGCGCTTAACGCCGTCCAGATTTCCGGGTCTGCCAGTGACCAGCGCTCGCCGCGAAACGGAATAGCGCCTTTCTCATCCCTGCGGATCACCAGTTCTTCCACCAGTGGCACAGTCAGCACCACCGTGGCGGTTTCCGCATCCTCCACCGTGACATCCCACTGCGGATCAGCATCGGTAATGCCGATATGCTCCATCAGCTCGCTGCCGTACTCGTCCAGCCAGGCTTCCAGCAGCGAAACCAGCAGCTGCGGCGGGCAGAGGCGATACGGGAAACGCTCCCAGCTCAGTAAGGCGTTGTAGCGGATCAGTGCCTGCCGGTACTGGTCAAGGCCCATATCTTTGGCCGCCGGCACCACCTGCATTTCATCGATCACGCTGTCAAAGCCCTGCCGGGCGCGCTCAGGGATGTTTTCACTGAAAAAATCGGTCAGTGATTCCAGCTGCGTTTTCATACTTTTTTCACCGTGGCCCGTTTAAGCCCCTTCATGCGCCGGATGGCCACCGAGGCTTCGGCCAGCAGTCCGGCGCGGGTTTCGTCACTTTCCTGCCCCGGATGGGTTTCACGTCGCCCGATGGTGGCAAACTCGCCCAGCAAATCCGCTTTGGCGCGGGCAAATACGGCTTTCGTGTACTGTGCGCAGAGCCCGTTAATGCCTGCCATCATCACGCCCGGCACATCCGCCGCCGACGCATGGCCCTGCGCCCTGTGCATGGCCTCCACGCTGACCAGCTCCGCATTGACCTCCATCACGGCGGCAATCAGCGCCTGCGCGATGGTGTCCGCCTTGATATCCGGCGGTAATGCGCGCTGGGCCTGAAAATCTTTCAGGTTCAGATCCGGCCAGAAGCCGTTATTGGTCAGCGGTGCATCCTGGTATTCCAGCGGCCTGCCGTTAAACATGAATCCCCCGAATAAAAAGGCGGGCTGACCGGCGTCCACGGCGCATTACACGATGTGTTTTGCCCTCAGCCGCGCCCGCCTGGCTTGCGGTAGTCGTTACTTCGTCAGGCTGCGGATACGCGCGCCAATCTGCGCTCGCATCGTTCCCACCCCGACGCGCTTATAAAGCTTTTCTGCTGACGCCAGCAGCGCATCGGCCTTTTCCAGCGTCTCCACGTCATCCAGCGCCGTGGCGCGTGGCTGACCTTCGTCATCACGCAGCATCAGCAGCCCGGCGAACTTGAACCATTTAGCCGTGATTTGCTCATGCAGGCGCCAGCACTGCGTGACCTTCTCAAAGGTCTGCGAAAAATAGGGTTCGACACTTTCACCCGCTACCGCCGTGGCTTCCGCCCAGTTCAGGACGGTATCCGCCACAAATGCCGGGAAGTGGCTGCGGATGTTCTCAGGCGTGGGCTGCTGCTGTTCAATGGCGATATCTGCCCAGGCCAGCGCCTTTTCGAAATCGCCCGCATCAAACAGCCATACCACGCACCAGGCAAAGACCGGGTTCGGGTAGACCTTGCCGCCCTCCAGATAACTCTCAACGGTCGGCATCCAGCGCGGCAGCAGTACGTCACGCTTGTACGCCTCACGGTCTGCAATGGTCGGCAGGTTGCGCACGTGGGCAACGTCGCTATTCAGCGCCTGAATCTGCAAATGCAGGCTTTCAGCTCGCTCCACGGCCTCGCGGCGCAGCAGCTGCTGTTCCATCGCAATGCGCTGGCTGTGTCGCTGTGCGGGTGAAAGTGCCATCGGTTAGCCCTCCGCTGGCTCAGTGACCTGGCCGATGGTCACGGCGCTTTCATCAATGGCCGCGTACAGCTCCGGCACTTCAACGGCGTAACCTTCGTTGCGCAGGTATTTGTTTTCAAACTGCTTGCGGTCATCCACAAACTCAGCCTTACGCTGGCGCGTGCCGCGCTGGGTGTAGATGTGCAGGTTACTCAGCGGCGTTACCACCATGCGCTTGCCCGGCATAAACGGCGGCACGATGGCCGGACGGCCCGCGATGGTACTGCCCAGCATCTGGGCGGCGATTTTCTCGCTGGGGCGGTCTGCGCTCTGGTACAGGCGGTACTGTTCAGCCGCCACCAGGTCAGCGCCGACCAGCACCACCAGGCGCGGATCATTGCGGTACTGCTGCGGGATTTTGGTGTTGATGAGGTCGGAGGCCATCGCATCCAGCGAGCGGTAATCCCCTTTGTCATCCAGCGTGACGGCATCGGTGATGATCTGCTTACCGGCCTCAAAGCCTTTCATGAGCTTGTGCCAGCCGATGTTCACATCCTCGCCGTTCGGGTTTTTCTCCGGATCGGTTGTCGCTTCAACGCGATCACCGTTAAAACCGATGCGCAGCATATCCAGCGCAAACGCCTGGTTAGAGAAGGTCTGAACGAGGTTGAAAAACTCGTTTTCCTCTTTACCGGCATTTGCCCATACGGACAGCAAATCCCACTTAAGCGCGGCGCAGGAATCGGTTTCGACCAGCTTATAGTCGTTACCGTCCACACCGACGCTACGCATGAAGCGACCGCCTTCTTTACGCCCGGTATGCAGCGCCGAGGAACCCACGCTGACCACCTGGCCGGACAGCTGATCGACATCCGCGCAGGTAATCATGTTGAGAAATTCCACCGCTTCCAGCAGCGCCAGGCGCAGCGCGGTTTCTTTCGGGTCAGTCAGCGAGAAATAACGGTCGGTCTGCTGGACGTTATAGCCCTGGCAGAGTGCCGCCGAGTATGCGCCAATGAGATCACGCGCACGATGATTAAGTTGCATAATATTCCCTCGCGTTAACGCGATATAAATTAATTCCCGATTACAGGAACGAAGGCGAAATTAAAGGACGTTAAAACGCGGCTTCTTATCTTGCTGACCAAAATTACGCTTCGGCAGCGTCGTAATTTTTGCATCCAGCTTGCCAAAATTCGCCAGAATGGTGCCGAGGTTATCGCGAAGACGCGCGAAATCTTCGGTATCCATGACTTCGGCCACCTTATCCATATCGCCGGACAATTCTTTCAACTGGATTTCAACCGCACTCACACGGCCTTCCAGTTCATTGACGGCATTAGCCAGCACATTAAGCTGATCGTCGCCTGATGGCGTTTCCGTTTCATCGCCCTCGGAAAAGTTTTTCGTTTTCGGTTTAAGACCAAAATAAGACTGCCAGTTATTTTTCATTTCATTTTCCTGAATAAATTTACCGTCGCGGGTAATTACACATCCGTAATAACCTGCTTTATTGACCTTGCGCCTGTTAAAGCGCAGCCGGGTTGTTCCCACGCTGGCCGGTCTGTCAGTCACCGCCAGCCCTTCCAGATAGGTACGGCCTGTATTGCGAAAATTGCCGTCTGGCGTCAGTTCCACAGAGAAATAGATAAGCTGGTCATAGCGGTTCGCTTCGAGCAGGTAAGCATTGGGCCGTATCTGGGCATAAAGACGGTATAATCCATCCTCCCCTTCCTCCCCCATTACATCCAGCACTTCACCAAAGTTTCCGCAGTTCTTTTCGTGTTCGGGCCAGATTAATGCCCCGTACCACTGCCGGTTATAAGTTTCAGCAGCATCAACCAGCCACTGCCTTTTTAATTCCCGGCCATCAACCGTATCTCCTTCCGTTGCGATGCAAAGCCAGTCAGTGCGTAAATGCGATTGCGACATATCCCCCCTGATTGCCTGCCATCATGTTGCGGAATGAATTATTACGAAATAATCCCGACGCCGCACGCCGCTTTATTCTTATCAGTTCGGATATAACGCTTTTCCCGAATAAGTACGAACTGACGACACCGTTTTATAAAAAAGGCGCAGGCATAATAAAGGCTATGGCTAAATACTCAGACGAATTAAAAGGCGTTGTACGCTCGCTTTATCTGCGCCGCTATACGCCAAAAGAAATAGCATCAGAACTAAATCTGCCGAATGCGCGGATCGTTTACTACTGGGCGGAAAAATACAGCTGGGCGGATTTACTCAGCATGGAAAGCACAGAGGATGCGATTGAGCGCCGCTATCAGCTGCTTGCCGGGCGGGATAACAAAACCGACCTGGATTTAAAAGAGATGGACATGCTGATCGCGCACGCCACTAAACTGCGGGCGCAGAGCAACAAGCATAAAGAGAAGCTGGCAACCGGCCAGGGCGTCGCGCGTGCAGCTGCGACCGCAGACGAGAGCGACGACGACCAGCCAAAGCGCAAACGCAAATACAAAAAGAATGACACTTCCGGGCTGTCAGAGGACGACTTTAACGCCTGGGCGGATGAACACCTTTTCGGGTATCAGAAACACCTGCGCGCCAACATTGGCCAGCAGGTGCGCAACATCCTTAAAAGCCGCCAGATTGGTGCCACCTGGTACTTTGCGTTTGAGGCGTTTGAAAACGCCGTGCTGACGGGCGCTCCGCAGATTTTCCTTTCCGCGTCAAAAGCCCAGGCAGAGGTTTTCCGCTCCTACATCGTCAACATCGCGGAGCAGTATTTCGGCATCACGCTCACCGGCAACCCGATCCGATTAAGCAACGGTGCCGAGCTGCGCTTTCTGTCCACCAACAAAAACACCGCGCAGTCATACAGCGGCCATCTTTATTGTGACGAATATTTCTGGGTGCCTAACTTCGCGCGGCTTAATGAAGTCGCTTCTGCGATGGCCACCCATGACAAATGGCGCACCACCTACTTTTCCACGCCTTCCGCCAAAACACACCAGGCGTATCCGTTCTGGACGGGTGAGGAATGGAAACAGGGCAGCAAGAAACGCGCCGCCGTTCAGTTTCCCTCATTTGATGAGATGCGCGATGGCGGCCGCCTTTGCCCGGATGGCCAATGGCGCTATGTCATCACGATGGAAGATGCCATTGCGGGCGGCTTCAACCTGGCCAATATCGACAAGCTGCGCAACCGCTACAACCCGACCACGTTCAACATGCTCTACATGTGCGTGTTCGTGGACAGTAAGGATTCCGTTTTCAGCTATGGCGACCTGGAAGCCTGCGCGGTGGAAACCGAAACCTGGCAGGATCATAAACCCGACGCGATACGCCCCTTTGGTGACAGGGAAGTATGGGGCGGCTTTGACCCGGCCCGCAGCGGTGATTTTTCCTGCTTTGTGATTGTGGCGCCGCCGCTGTTTGCCGGTGAGAAGTTCCGCGTCCTGCGGGTGTTCAACTGGAAAGGCATGAATTTCCGCTGGCAGGCCAAGCAGATTGAACAGCTTTTCAAAAAATACAACTTCACCTATCTGGGCGTTGATGTAACCGGCATTGGCCAGGGCGTGTTCGACAACATCCAGCATTTTGCGCTGCGCGTCGCCGTGCCAATCCGCTATGACCGCAACACCAAAAATCAGCTGGTACTCAAGGCCGCTGACGTAGTGGAAAGCCAGCGCATCGAGTGGGATAAGGAGCTGAAAGAAATTCCGGCCAGCTTTATGGCCATCCGCCGCACCACCACGCAGGCCGGTAGCGCCATGACCTTTGTCGCAGATCGCAGCACGGACACCGGACACGCCGAGGCGTTCTGGGCCATCGCGCACGCCCTGCATAACGAACCCCTTAACTATGAAAACCGACCAAAATCGCGTTGGAGGCTTAGACAATCCGCATGAGTAAGAAGAAATTCCGCGCCGCAAAGCGCCAGCACAGCAGCAAACCGGCGCGCAGCATGAGCATTCTGCGCTTCGGCAAACCCGAACCCGTACTGACCACCGGCACAGATTATCGCGATGTGTGGTATGACAACGACGCCGAACACTACACGCTGCCGATTGACCGGCTGGCGCTGGCGCAGCTTATTAACCTGAACGGCCAGCACGGCGGCATCATTCATGCGCGCAAAAACATGGTTCTGGCAGATTATCAGGGCGGCGGTCTGTCGCGCGATGAGATGGAGGCTGGCGCCTTTGATTTTCTGACGTTCGGCGACGTGGCCATCCTGAAGGTGCGCAACGGCTGGGGCGACGTGATCGGCCTGGCACCGCTGCCAGGGCTCTACACCCGCCGCCGCAAAACCGGTGAATTTGTCGTTCTGCAGGATGGTGAGCCGATCGTTTACCCGCAGGACGACATTATTTTCATCAAGATGTATGACCCGCAGCAACACATCTATGGCCTGCCGGACTACATCGGCGGTATTCACTCCGCCCTCTTGAACAGTGAGGCGGTGATTTTCCGCCGCCGTTATTACCACAACGGCGCGCACACCGGCGGCATTCTCTACACGCGCGATCCCAGCCTGACCGATGAGATGGAAGAAGAAATCGAACGCCAGCTACGTGACAGCAAAGGCATTGGCAACTTTTCCACCATACTGGTGAACATTCCGGGCGGCGATAAAGAAGGCGTGCAGTTTATTCAGATGGGGGATATTTCCGCAAAGGACGAGTTTGCCAGCGTGAAAAACATCAGTGCGCAGGACGTGCTGAACGCCCACCGGTTCCCGGCAGGGCTCGCCGGTATCATCCCGGAAAATGCTGCCGGTCTGGGCGACGTTGAGAAGGCAGAGAGAACGTATAAGAAGAACGAGGTGGCCCCTATTCAGCGCCGGTTCATGCAGGCGGTAAACACCGATCCGGAGGTGCCGGAACGCCTACAGCTAAATTTCGATTTAAGCTACCTGGAAACGGGCCGGGAAGGTGCATGATGATGCAAAAAAGGTTAAAATCCAGGCATATTTTGGCAGCTGGAGCATGGAATATGCGCGTTTTAAAAATCGAATGCCCGGAGTGCGGCTCTAAGGCTGTTATTCGTAAAACTAACCGGAAGCACCGGCAGATATCAGATATTTACTGCGCCTGTGCTGACGTGGAGTGTGGCCATACTTTCGTAATGAATCTGACGTTCTCACACACCCTCAGCCCAAGCGCGAAAACCGGCGACGCGATGGTGCAAAAAATCTTAAGCGCCCTGTCGCCGGATCAAAAACAAATGGCGCTGGATTTACTGAAAGCCGCGCCTGCTGTGTGAGTTATAAGACCCCCTTTCCTGGGGGTTTTCTTTATCTAAACGGTACTTATCAAGGTTTCTTTCCAGCGAACCGGTCATTTCGCCCAGCCACTGTAACGCCAGCTCTTTCTCACTATGTGTACAATCACCGCTCGCTACTAACTTCGTAAACAAGATGATGCGCTGTAATTCCACAGTTTCTAACAACAGATCCCGCACGGCCCCCCCCTTCCATAAAACACTGTACATATAAACAGTATATTACCTTAAAAACACCTGTAAACAATGATTTCGTTTTGAAACTATCTCTGTATTTACAAGAGCTTTGGCCGACTAACTTCACCGCAGCTTGCTTAAGTCTTGAACCATCAGATGCACAAAAAAACCGCAAAATTGCGGCTTTTTGTATATTTATTACTGAAAAATACTCGTTACGAAAAATCGTTTACTACCTGAACGATAACCATGTTTTCGCCTGGGGGGCTGTTAACATATATGGTTTCTTGAGGATCGCTGCCATGCCAACAAGTCGCTTTGATATCGCACTTGTCTTGCTTCTCAAACCCTTTGTTTAACAGGTATTCATCAACCTTCGTAGTATCCATAGTGCCATAAAACTTAACCACATTTACATGAGCGGCGGGCCCGGTAACATTCATGAAAATGAATTCATATTTCTCGGAAATCCGTGGCATTTCCTGCAAAATTTCGGGCGTATAGAAGCTGTATTCGCGAGAGTCCTTTTCTGTGTAATGAGCACTCTCTGCGAACTCCATTTTTATAAACGGAATTGCGTAAATGATAAAGCCACATAACAGCACTACCAGGCTTAGAAGGATTTTGGTCTTTTTATGCATAAGGCAGACTGCCCCCTTTTGCTTTATCCATGTAATTACCGTTCATAGTATTGATTTTAACAATACCTGAGCGGAAATCATTCCACGGCATAATGGTACGCATGAAGCTGGGGAGATACCCTTTGTGGGGTTTAGCGTTACGAAACCTCTCTGGATCAGGGAAAAGCCACGGGGTGAAGCCTTTGTTTTTCCAGTCACCTATTTTTCCATAATAATCCCAACGCATTAACGCAGCCTCTTTGCTGACAGGCCGCAGCAAATCAAAAGGATTCTCTATGGATACCACGCGGTAAAACCCCAGCAAATCAGAAACCAAATCCTCGCCACTGAAACCGCTATCAGTAAAGAGACTGATAATGAAAGAATCCTGAAGCCCTTCAAACTTCTTCGCTAAAGCCATCATCATTGCAAGGGCGATACTCAACCGCTCGTTATATGTCCGACCGCTTTTTATAGTCCACTTAAGAAACTTCCCCATTTTCCTGGTCCTGGTGGGATCAACCATCGATTGGGAATAGGTTACGTCATATTCTTTTTGCCCTGAGGCTTCACCTGCCTCGAACTGCGCCAATAGCTTCCGTATATCATTTCCCTGAGCATGTCCTAAATCAATCCAGCCCAGAACTTCCGTATAGATAAGCCCATATTTCAGACTAGCGCTGAGCTTACCTGCCACTATATCTTCACGCTTACTCATCCTTAATCTTCTCCTTTCGAGGCGGCACTAAACCAGATGATATCCGGCGGCAGATGCATTTTAAGAGCCTGCCACTGACAAAACAGACTATGACCATCCAGGCCAGGTTTCATTTTGGGGCTGTGGCATCCGTTCCTGCAACCGCCCTTTTCGGTAGATGAGTGATTTTCCGGACCCCAGCGCCAGACTGCTGCCCCTTAACAGCGCATCAATTTCCAGATCGCTGCCATCAAAACCGCGATTTTGTAGCTCTATCGTTAATCGTCGGCGGATTCCCCCCGTACAGTTATTGACAGAACTCCAAGGGGCGGCTGCGCCGCCAGAAAAACCAGCCTCCGCTGACGCTTCGGCCAACTTCGGCACAATCGCCCACTTCACCAGGCGCGTGACGACTTGCGAGCCCTGAACATGAGGGGAGTAAATACCCTGAACACGCTGCACATCTTCGCCGTATTCGTTGCCCTGCTCGGTGATTTCATAAGCGAGACGCACAATGAGATCGCGGCGCGCCACCAGTGGCCCGCCCTGCAAGTCGGTATACGATGCCCAGTCACTGGCAAGATCCGCCGCAGCTAAAACGGCATCCATGCGCGGGTCGGCCAGCTGCTGACCACGCAAACGACGCAGCTCCCGCCAGACCGTCACCGGCGCGCCGCCAATCTGCTGAAACTGGCGGATACGCCAGCGGGATGCCCAGGCACTTACAGCTTTAGCCATATCGCGCAGGCTCTCGCCGGTTTCGCCGTCCTTTTCACCGTCGAGGGCAAAGCCATCAATATTTTTTGAAATGTATTTGGCGATATAGCCGGTAGCCGAACCCTTTTCCGGATCGATAGGCTCAACGTGAAAACGCGCTTTAAGCGCATGGGGTGTGTTCAGTTCTTCTGAATCTGTGATGCGGGCGTGATAGCAAAGAATATCGCGCACCGTATCAACATCCTGCGGGCGCATGAAAAGCAGCATGTGCCAGTGTGGCGTGCCGTCATGGTGAGGCTCAACCACACGGAAACCGAAAACGTGAATACCAGCGCGGGAAAGCGCGGCGCGGGCCTTTGCCCATACGCCGCACAGATAGCGCTGCGTGTCCTGCGGATTGCAGCCATTCCACTGCGACACAAAGCCGCCCTTGTTGTGTACAGAGTGATAGCGCGACGGTGCCGTGATGGTGTAGAACTCCCCCGCCATGCCTGTTTCGTTGGCGATATCTTCAAATCCGCGCATCCGCACCATCAGTTCACAGCGGCGCACCGCAGGATTGGACACGCTGCCGTAAACCATATCGGCCATCGATACCCGATCGCCGTCCTTATTCATCAGGTCGAACTTTCTGAAAAACTCCGCGTCGCGTCGCTTTTGTTCCGTCCACTCATGCAGCGCACCACGTGACACATAAGCGCTTGCCGCTTTCTGTACCTGCCCCACGGCAATGGCCATATGTTCGCGCTGTACGTCGCGGGCGCGCTTAATTTTTGCGTACCACCACGCCGGGGCCATCATACGCAGCAGACCACATTCCGCCTGGCGAGTGGTCAGCTTGTCAGCCTGGAAAGTGGCCCAGTAGGGCGCTGTAAAACCAATGAGCATGGCAAGATCAGAAAGCCGAATGTACGCATCAGCGGTGCGCTGGCACATTTCTTTTTCGTCTTTGGGCTTGCCCTTGAGGGTGTCGGTGAAATCATAAAACGACTGCGCCATCCAGCTGGCCACCTTCGCAGCCAGCTCTTTGACCTCCCGGCGGTCAAGAGAAGGCAGACGCGCCAGCGCCTTACCGAAAGGCAGATCGCTTTCATCTGCGCACATACGATAGCGCTCTGACACTTTGCGCAGACGTGGCAATACATTCTGTCCAATGGTCTGGCGCAAAAACGTATTGGCACGGCGACGCCCGTCGCGGCCATTAAACAGGGCTTCATAACGCTGACCGAAATACCCGGCTAACCAGTCGGGCATTTCATGAAGATACTGCGCGCGGAAATCATGATCGGCGGGATTGGTCTGCCAAAGCTTACGCTCTGTCAGCGTCACGTCGCGCGGTACACCACGCGCAAAATTCTCACGCCGCCATTCATTGACGGCATGATGCTGGCCATTATGCGCAATACTCATACGCTGGCCTCAATCGCAGTAAGTGATTTTCTTACTGCCATGCTGCACCGCCCTGGCTTGTAATGGCGGCAGCTTCTTCGCGGATAAGCTCCACAATTTCAGCAGCGCTTAAGCCTTCGTTAGCGGCAAAGGTCGCCAGTTTATCCAGACGGGCGGAACACAAATCGGCGGCAACGGCCTTACCTTCCTGCGTAGCTTTAGCCAGCATGGCCAGCATGTCAGCGGCTGGCGTCGTGGTGTTTAAATCCTGACGAATCATTTTCATTTGGGTTTCCTCAAGGCAAAGGAATGCCCGGCCACGTCATGGGTGGCCTGTGCATTACCGGGTTAATTAATGAAAAACGGGAGGAGTTACAGCAGCTGAATGGTTCGGGGCTGGCACCAGGTGAACCGGATAAGCCGCGCGCCACCAAGCCTGAATCATTGCGACTATTTCGCCGACGCCCAGCGCACCCGCCGTGTAAAATATGGCCCTTACGCCAGCAAGAGCCTCAATCTGCGCTTCCCGCCCTTCTGCCTCACGGTAAGCGCAACACCAGAACGCCGCCTGTATGGCCAGCCAGTGGCGAGGGCTGATCAGATGCTCCGTGTCGTTGAAGAAAAACGGGTCAAGGCCAATGAGGCCGCCTTTCTGGGTACTTTTGGCAGTGAAGGCGCGCACATAATTCATCGGCACGCGCCATGCTTCCATTTCCTGCATCAAACACTCTTTTTCTACCGCGATAATCGTCATTGTTCAGTTTCCTGTGTTGTTATGCAGCTGCGCGCGCTGCTCCATTATCTGGAGTATCTGCGGCGCAATAACCATTTCCGGGCCGTTCTTAACCGGCACACACGGCTTTTCCTGACGGTTAGCGGTGCGAGGCAAAAAATCATCACGGCGTAGCGAGCCAAAGCCGCCAAAGGTGTTACGCGCCAGCTGTATGCCGGTGCGGATCTGCGTCATTCCACGAACCCCAACGCGTGCATACAGCTCACTCCAGCTGCATTTCGCCAAGGTGGCTTTTAGTTCGCAGGTGCCGGAAATCGCCGCGGCATGGAGAACCACACCGCGCCATTCAGGTTGCAAGGAATCCCAGAAATCCGCCGCGGCGGAATGGCTGGGGTTAATCTGCTTGCGGATACGGGCAAGCCATTCTTTGTTATCAGCCACGCTTCCCCCCTTTGATATTCAGTAAACGTCGCCACAGTGGGCGGCGCGGGCTTTTACCCGTGAATTTGTAACGGGCCGCAGGGTTCCAGCGCTGCCCGTTCGGCAGTTCAATCCAGCCGTGACTAAAGGCATTCAGCTGCGGGCTGGGTGACTGCTCGGTCAGATAAGTAACGAAAGGTCGCATAACGCTCCCCTTACATAAGGCCGGTAGCGCTGCCGGTCACGATATCGACGGCAGCGGCCAGAACGGGCGCGGAATGGATACGGTTTTCAACCGTGTAAGCAAGCAGCGAAAGGCTGCGGATAGCATCGCGTGCTTTATCAAGGATGTGATTACGACGCGCGGCGCTCATGTGCTCAGTTGATACAGCCTCACCGGCTATCGCTCCCACGCTGGCCGCAGCGGTCAGCGCGCAAAGCTGCATGTTTCCCGGCGTCGCGTTATTGATGGGAACGGATGGCTGACAATTTATCTGACGCAGCAGGCCATCAAGAATCCGGGAATCCTCGGTGTAATCAGTGATAGCTATAAGCTCAGAAAGCGATAATTGGTGAGGCTGCTCCGGGTTAAGTTTGTGGCGCAATGTAGCCGGATGCATACCAACGGCCTTAGCAACCGCAGTGATGTTATGAGCCTGCACAAAATCACGACATGCGTCATCTAAGTAGTTGCGTACAGAAACTTTGTAATCGTACATGAATCGTCAATCCCAAACTGTTAGCGTGAAGCATGGTCACGGAAAGTGACAATCAATTGCCTTCATTCCATGCAAACCAATCAATAAATACATGCTCTTTAGGTTTGTCCTTTGGTTTGATTTTGACTTTCCCTGTATGCACCCAATAACGCCCTGTGCGGATTTTGATACCGACACGTTCACAGAAAGTGGCAAGTGGCACCCAACGGTTTTCAGAGTAGGTTGCGATAGCTGTTTTCATAAGGCAAAATCCCACGTTTGACGTGCCACCATTTGCAGATGGTGGCAATGATTAACAAAATTCTACAATCGTATACACCAATGAACTACAAAAATCTAAACGCAATGCTATTTAGCCTTTTGTAGTTTGTCAACCATTTGGAACTACAAAAGTGGAAAAATACAACATCAAAACAGGTGCCAGAGAAGCGGTTGAGAGGATCTGCGAAGTGTACGGGTTCACCTCACGTCTTCAGCTTTCAAACTATTTAGGTATTTCTCCCAGCGCTTTAGGCACACGGATCATGAGGGACAATTTTCCAGCAGATTTGGTTCTTAGATGCGCCCTTGAAACCGGGGCTTCTATCTACTGGTTAACTGCTGGAGAAGGCTCAAAATTTGAGCATATGGCAAGCGATACAGTGAGGATCCCGTCTTACAAGATTGAAGGTGGAGAACTACTACGACGGGCATCCTTCATATTCGATAAAGTACTTTTGCCCGAATTTACTGGTGAACTACAAATCATTGAAGATGGGAAAATTAACTACTTTGTAGACATAGCTGACTATCCCCCTAACGATTCTAAGTATCTGATTGAGTATTCCGGTACGAAAAGCATCAAAGATGTTGTGCTCCTACCCGGAAACAAGCTGCGTATTGATTGGGGTAAATACCCCGTTGATTGTGATATTGAAGACGTTCGACTTATTGGCAGAGTAGTGGCCACTTATTTGGTGAATGCATAATGGCTGTGAGGAAGGTCGAAAGCGGAGAATGGCTATGCGATTTGCGCCCGAACGGAGTAAAGGGTAAGCGTGTCCGGAAAAAATTCGCAACGAAAGGTGAAGCGTTAGCCTACGAAAAATTCATCACATCGCAATTAGAGGACAAACCCTGGCTGGGAGAAAAGCAAGATAACAGAAGGCTCGCTGATCTTATAGAGCAGTGGCACGACCTTTACGGCAGAACTTTATCAGACGCAGATAGGATGATGTCTAAATTGCGCGGTATATGCGCAGGGATGGGTAATCCAATTGCAGCAAACATTACAGCGGCAGATTTTAGTAAGTATCGAGAAGGCAGGCTTAAGGGTGAAATCCCTGATATAAATGGTCGCTGCATGCCAATACAGCCACAAACGGTGAATCATGAGCAACGCAACCTATCAGCAGTATTTGGTACTCTTAAAAAATTAGGTTATTGGAACTTACCCAATCCAATATCGGGAATACCCACATTTAAAGTAGATGAAAAGATGGTGTCTTTTCTTTATCCAGAAGAAATAAAAGTACTCTTAGATCATCTATCCGAATCAAGTAGTACCAGCGTTCTGACTGTTGCCAAAATCTGCCTTGCTACAGGTGCCAGATGGAGCGAAGCGGAAAATTTGGAAGGCTCGCAAGTTACCCCCTATCGCATAACTTATCGTAACACTAAAAATAAAAAAGTTCGTACCGTCCCGATTTCAAAAGATTTATATGATGTGATACCTAAAAATCGAGGTAGGCTTTTCACTCCTTGTCGTAAAACTTTTGAACGTATAGTTGACAGGGCTGGTATAGAACTTCCCGATGGGCAATGCACGCATATTTTGCGGCATACTTTTGCAAGCCACTTCATGATGAATGGTGGAAATATCCTTGTGCTAAAAGAAATACTTGGTCATTCAGACATTAAGATGACTATGATTTATGCACACTTTGCCCCAACGCATTTAGAAGATGCTGTGATTAAAAACCCATTAGCACATCTGGAATATTAAATGACAACAAATACATTAGAACTAGCCTCTCGCCTTATTATTTTATCATTGTACGTTATTTTCATTATTTTTTATATTCGGCATTTAAAGAATAACAAGGCGATGCAAATGAACGCCGAGCCTTTATTTAGCCAAAAATTATTCGCAGCAGCGCTTATGATACCACTTGTGTCTTTCTTCACTTTTGGAGCTATTGCATGGATAGGACACAGGCCACAACTAGATGCAGATGGATTAAACAACTTCATTGAAATAAGCAAACTTCCTTTAGCAATGCTATCAATGGCCGTTCCTTTAGGTGTAGTTGTTAATAATCTTCACAGAACAATACAAACTAGCGCTCAAATTTACGAGGCTCAAAGGAAGAATAAAAACGACTTATTTTATAGCCATCAAAAACACACTCTCGAACATATCTCCAGTCTGAGTGGGCAAACAATGTCAGTAAAGAAATATTATGGTTCGGATAAACAACACGAATATTCATTTGCCATTACAAAACCGTTAAAACTTTACAAAAAAATATTTACAAAAATGACTCCTACTGAATTCAATATGACGTTGAGCTTTCAATTCAGATACTTCTTAATTAAACTAATTACTACGACAAATCAATCCTTAAAACAAATAAAGAATGAAGCAACAACTAATAGTGCTGATTCTCTAATAAAAATCGCTCAAAGCTATCAAAAATTAGAAAAAACGCTAGATCGTCTTGCAATACTGTTATGCATAGATACATTTTATAGAAATTTCCGTCACGAGCGAAAATATGAAAACGAAGATCTAATTACTCAGTATTCTTATGCATCCGAGATAATATTTGTAATTATTAATTATTATAATATTGCGGAGGATTTGTGTCCCATAATCAACTTTAAAAATAACATTGACTTTTCATATCCTTTCATTATCGGGCAAGAATTTAGTATTTTTTCTTCGATATTTGAATCTCCTGATTTCAAATTCCTTCCTAATAATGATAAAGAAATAGGACTTCACCCAAGAAAGTGATCCATTTTTTGTCCACATATGAAATTAACCGTTGTTAATGAATGAACACCAGTGACAGGTAAGCATATGATAAATGGATTATTTTGTTGATTCTATTATAAACACGAGAGAATGTAGGAATTTCGGACGCGGGTTCAACTCCCGCCAGCTCCACCAAAATTCTCCATCGGTGATTACCAGAGTCATCCGATGAAGTCCTAAGAGCCCGCACGGCACAAGCCCTGCGGGCTTTTTTGTGCCCTCAATTTGTCCCGCGAAGTCCGAAGAGAACTAATTAAATCCGAACCTTTTAGGCCCATTGATAGGCCCAACGAAAAGCTCTATTGTTTTCGTTGGGCCTAAACGCATGGAGACTCCCCATGGCAAGAAAAACCAAGCCGTTAACCGATACGGAAATCAAAGCCGCCAAACCTAAAGATGCCGATTACCAGCTGTATGATGGTGACGGGCTTACTCTGCTAATCAAGGCCAGCGGTAGTAAGCTCTGGCAGTTCCGTTACTATCGACCTCTGACAAAACAGCGAACCAAGCAAAGCTTCGGAGCCTACCCTGCTGTCTCCCTTTCTGATGCGCGTAAACTCAGAGCTGAATCTCGAGTTTTGTTGGCGAAAGACATTGATCCTCAGGAACATCAGAAAGAACAGGTAAGAAATTCTCAAGAGGCTAAAACCAACACTTTCTTGCTAGTTGCCCAGCGTTGGTGGAATGTGAAGAAAGCCAGCGTAACAGAAGACTATGCCGACGATATCTGGCGCTCACTTGAGAGAGATATTTTTCCAGCAATCGGTGATATCAGTGTCACTGAGATTAAGGCTCATACTCTGGTTAAAGCAGTGCAGCCGGTCCAGGCCAGAGGTGCATTAGAGACAGTCCGACGCCTTTGTCAGCGTATTAACGAAGTCATGATTTATGCGCAGAACACAGGCCTGATTGATGCAGTTCCCAGTGTAAATATCGGAAAAGCGTTCGAGAAACCGCAAAAGAAAAACATGCCGAGTATCCGTCCGGATCAGCTTCCACAGTTAATGCAAACAATGCGTACAGCAAGTATCAGTGTGTCAACGCGGTGCTTGTTCATGTGGCAGCTTCTCACCATTACCCGCCCTGCCGAAGCTGCTGAGGCTCGATGGGATGAGATCGATTTCAATGCTAGCGAATGGAAAATTCCTGCAGCTCGAATGAAGATGAACCGGGACCATACGGTTCCACTATCCGATGAGGCTCTCTCTATTCTGGAAATGATGAAGTCACTCAGTGGTGGCCGAGAATTTATCTTTCCCAGTCGCATCAAACCAACCCAGCCAATGAACAGCCAAACAGTTAATGCCGCACTGAAGCGTGCTGGCTTAGGAGGCGTACTCGTTTCACACGGCTTACGTTCTATCGCCAGTACGGCACTCAATGAGAAAGGATTTCCGCCTGATGTCATTGAAGCAGCACTGGCTCATGTGGACAAAAATGAGGTACGTCGCGCTTACAACCGCAGTGATTACCTTGAGCAACGTCGTCCGATGATGCAGTGGTGGGCTTACTTTGTGAAAAAGGCAGATAGTGGCAGTCTCACTGACGTTGAATTAACAACATTAAAGCTAACTGGATAAGACCAATTCTTAATCCACACAAGCGAAAAACAGGAGTGTGCGGTAATGGCGCAATCCTGTTATATAAAGTCTAACTCCCTAGGCTTCACGTATGATTCGACCGGACAGCATTGACTCATACTACGCAGAATAAATCCTAAGGAGCCTGCCATTGGTACGTATGCTTACAAACACTCGTATGCTAAATCAGGGGGATAATATTGTTTACCATTGAGACTGCACGTGAAGAGGCGAATAGGTTTCGAAAGATACTCGAAACATGTGATCCGTCAACAACCTACCTTGTACCTCACGGCTTCCCGGTAATGAGTTGCAAGCTTTGCTCAATGTTACTTTCCTTCCACTTTCTGCAATTATGGCCCGAACTGGAATTGAAAGGGGTCACTGGAGTCACCGGTAAAAATGGCGCAATAACTCACTTCTGGCTGGAAGTGGAAGATTACGTTATTGATATCACCGGAGATCAATACAACATCATCAACGCCAGTAAACTAAACGAAAATATCGTAAGAAACAGGCCCTTTATGCCTGTTCACGTCGCTAACCAAAAGGATAGCTATCTCTATAATTTATTTGAAATTAAAGGGAAAGAGCATTTGAGCTATGGCTTTCCGACAATCGGTGATGATTTCATCGATGAGATGGAATGTGATTATCGCCAGCTTGTCAGGTGATGGTGGAAATAGAATCAAGAAATAGATGCAGACCTGCGCTTTTATCGGCAAGTCTGCATCATAAGCTCTAAAGGCCTCTCAGCTGCCGTCATATTAACTGGCTAGTGCCAAAGTTACGATAGCCGTCATGGGAATCTTTACTGTACGTTTTTGCCAGGTAAGCAACACGTAGCAGGAAGTCGTAATAATCGGGACTTAACGTTAACGCATCCTGCCGGGTGAACCAGCCGCTGTGATTTTTCGGGAATTCAACCCGACTGGCATAGTAAGGATAACTTAGCCCTATCGCACTGCACCAAGCTTTCTGAATACGGGTCCCCATATTATCAGCGTCAGGCTTTGTATAATCTCCCAGATAACCATAAACGTCTTTGTTGAATAGCAGAACCAGATGGTAGTGAGGGCGTTCCCCGGTAACACGTTCCCTGGCCCAGATATAGCCGAGTGGTGTAGGCTCACCAGCCCTGCCAGAGCGCTTGTGCTCTTCCCGTAGCTGGCTTTTCAGGGATTCTATAGCCCGAGTAATGGCTTTCTCATCATCTTTCTGAAAGCATATCGGCATATCTGGCTCTCCAGGCACATGGGACTGAGCAAACCGAAAGTCGGCCCGTAACGTGAACATCCGGTCATGTTTCTCTGAAAAATTAGATGTCACGTCATATGCTCTACGGAGCATATAGCTTGATATAAGGGAGTTATATTTTTCCGCTGCTTCCTGTTGCAGGAACTTAAACTGCTTTTCAGTTAATTTATACGGTGATTTCATAATATGAGTTCACTGAGTAATGGGTAGCCGATAACTACCCAGGTTATTGTGGGATGGTTTAAGCTAAGGTTACGATGCCCTTTTACAGTAGACTCACCTTGACTACTGACATGTTCTACTATGTTTTATATGCTTATTCATGATTGATATAGATACCTATACAATGCAGATATATATTACATATACCGGACCTTTCTAGGTGCCCAAGGCAACTACGTGGTGATGAGGGAGGCCGCAGTATGATTGGGTAAAAAATATATCTAACTAGCTGATATAAAATCAAAATAACTCTGAAGTTATTCTGGTCGAGCTAACTTACTCAGTGTCAGCGAGCCAGTCTGGTGTATTGGCGTGTTGGTCCTCGCTGCCAGTTCGACAGGGTTCATTGTTGAACCGATAAATTTGACATAATTGATACCTGCCTCTTCGAATAGCTGCACCATTCCTTTTGATTCAAGCTTTTCCAATGCTGGCATAAGCCGCTCAGAGCATCTTATGGATCTTGGACCCTTTTTGATAATGTCATTTCTTCTGAAATCGTAGGAACCATTTTCGACAAGTTGCGATTCCATCCAGAATAATATTTTCTCTTCATCACTAAGCTCTCTTGTAGAATCAATTTTTGCGATTGCATGATTGACAAACCAATCCATCAAATTCAAAGCTGATAACAAATTTTCCTCTGTTATTATTGTCGAACCGGGTTCACCAGAAACCTGAAAAATGCCTGCCATTCTGAGTCCCTGCTCGATAATCCGGGCACCTACATCATCGTAGTGATACAAGGAACCTCCAGGTTTCATCTTTTGCTGCAAACTTAACGATGTTTTATCCAGCAGTTCCTGGGCATCCGGGGCCAGAGTAAGTGTTATTAGTTCATCACCATTTTCTCTTCGCTTCACCCCCGCTTTTATATGCCGCGTTATCACTGAGTACAATTCAGAAAGCACCGCCTCGCTATGAGTGTAATGACCATTGATGATGCACGGTTCAGTAATCTGCTCCATGTCTATCATCTGTGTACGTGCCTGCAATCCAGTCTCTCTCATGTTTGCTTTTTTCTGTCTGCTGGTATTGTCATATGGTTGAGGCTGCATCGCTAAAAAAAATGAAAATACATAATTTTCAATAACAAAGCTTTCAGTGGCAGCCCTGTCTATTGTAACTTTGTCTCCACACCAGTATGTATTGAGAAGCGCGGGATTGTTGAACACACTCCCCTTGAACACTGCGGTTGCCTCGTCATTAAAAAGCGCCTTATTTTGATACCCCAGCCCAATTGATTTTGCGAGCGCTTCGCTTGTCGGATTCGTTGTGATAATGACCTTTCTTACTGGCGCTTTCGGTTGTTGGCCAATACATTCTTCAATTTTCTTACTCGTTTCGGTAGTATCTTCCCCCTTGCTCAGAGACTTTTTATAAAGCCTTTTTAGTACTTTAAACTCTGCCTCCCAAAGAATATTTATTCGCTCAAATGCTTTAAGCTCAGCACGATAAGCATCTTCAAACTCCCGCTCTTGTTGTGCAAAGGGGGCCTTCAACAATCTGAATATTGTTGATTTTCCACTGCCAGATCTTGAAAGCAGCAACAGGTATAAGGCCAGAAGGGATCGCTGCTTGTTCTTTAACTGAACACAGTACAAATCCTGACAGGCCAGCCCTAAAAAGGCTAATAACGTAACAATGATTATCTCAATAGCCACTCCAGTTATGTATTGCAAATGCGAAGCCCAATGCCTGATATAACGTGGCAGAATGTCAAATTTCAGGTTAAGCTCATGATTAATTTTGTTTTTATTTCTCATTGCATCATCCTTTATTTTTTTGCAAAAAATTAAACGGTTCGGGAAGCGATCCACTCGTCAATAGCAGTAGATCGCCATCCTACGGATGCGGCCCCTAGTCGGACCGGTTTAGGAAACTCGGCATCGTAATACTTGGATTTTGGATTCAGTTTTTCGTAGATGCTTGAGCGAGATATCCCAAGCATCATGGTCAGCTCAGTCATGCGCAGGATGCGCAGCGGGTGTGCTTTTTGTTCACTAGTGTTCGGCATTTTCACTTCTCCTGTTGGACCTCTTTAGCTGGATTCGACTTTCTCACACCATCTGAGATACTGTCCCCGTCAAAAAACGGAAACCAACCGGAGGGAACGTGGGGACTCATGCTTTTGCTGATATGATGTATCGTCTTTACCAGTGCTTTGGCCTGTTTGAAAAAGATGACGAACGGCGTGAAGTGCGTGGAAACAGCAGTTTTTCCTTTCATCAGAATTTTTTTGATCAAGGCTATAACGATTTAATAAGAATAATTGACAGCAATGAAGTCTTCAGCCTCGAAGAAAGACGCGAAGTTTTTTACAAATACGAGCAACTATATAACGCGCTAATGCATATTCCGGTCTTTTCTCATCTAGATAATAGCCAAATCACAAAGCGATACCTTCAGGTCGCATTGCCTCCCATAGTAGCATTAGACGTCTATAATTCTCTTCCCCCCGATGATGAAATGCATTTCTATTACCATATTCATCGTTTTTTAATCAGCATACACTGCCCACACGGAAGCGCTGATAAAAGAAAGATTTATTCAGGAGTAAAGGAATATCTTCGAGAATATATTCGCACACTTGAGTTTCACTACACGGATCATCTGGCATCACTAATTAGTTTCATTAATGACATTAAAGCAAGTAGTGGACAGAAGGAAGCGACTATAAAGAGAATAATAAAAGATTGCCGTTTAGAGTATGATGAAAGTTACATCTCTGAAAAGAACATCAAACTCAATTTTCTGAATTTAAATAAAATTGAAAAAGCTTATCTTTCACTTAACGTGTTACTTGCATTTGAACGCAAGACCTCTGCTGTCACAGCAATATCCATGCATTACCGACAAACGGTGAGCAATGGCGTTAATTACAACACTAGCTTTGGCATTCTATGTCGATATCTTTATTCCAAAGGGTATGATGAACGACTATTACACTATATTACACTCCCATTTTATAACGAAGCAGTCCGACCGATTTCGGTAATGATAGAGGAGAAACCGTATCGCTACGTTCACGAATTAAAATGGCTTATTTTCAACATTAGTGAAGGCAACAAATACACTAAGTGGGATTTAGCCGAAATGGAATCCAGTCTCAATGCCGCCACTAACTCAGCTGTACTAAAGCCTTACTCCCAACTTTTGCAAATCATCACTTTTCTCAGTCAAAATAAAATATACGAAGCCTTCTGTCTTGTAAACAAAATCCCATTAGATAGCTTACCTATTGGTTATCTGCCTTCAGCCTTTTCAGTTATCAAAATGGCATTAAAAGTAAAACTGGAAAGAAAAAAAATAAGAAACAAAACATTACTATCCGCGATAAACAGTACTTTGAGTAATCAAGGTACCCTTACTGAGTTTATACCTGTAACTATAGGAGAAACTGATAGTAATGTTGTACTATCTGCAGATAACATGACGATCATGCGTGCAATAAAAATGTACAACCACATGATAAGAAAGGTAAGTTACTTATCTGAGGATTCACCGTCTGATGTCTGTCCGCAATCTATATTCGGGCTTCTTAATGAAATAGAATTTGCGCTGGGTAAGCTAAATGCCCTGGTTTGCGAAACAGGTGATAGTATTGATAGTAATGAACTGGCCGGGTTTATAGTAAAAAATAAAACACTAACAGCTCGCGAATTGAATGAAAACCTGGTTGGCGTACTTGATAAATGCACACTTTATAATTTCCTGAGTAGCATCAATGTTTTTATTAGTTATTTGAGATGCCCTGGAGAAGAACTAGGACACATTAGGATATTTGCCGGAGTAACAGAGAAGCCAAAACGTCTTCGGGAAAAGGTATGTGAGGCTTTGAGAATTGCATCAGAAAAACGTAGATAG